TTTTAAATTTTTAAGTCCTTCAAGGATCTTTCCGTCAAGCAGATTGTCTACAATATTCGCAATCTCGTCTTCTCCATCAAGAGCTACCCGGGCAATTGTATCTCTTAATAAAACCTTGGCTTCCTTTAATCCGTCCTGTTCGGCCATAATGCGGGTGTCAATCTCTTCAACTGACTTATCTGTCCAGTCATCAATCCGATCAGTTAAATCACTATCCTTAATTTGCGGGTCAGGATAATCTACAGAGCGCACTTCTTTATCGAAAAATGCGGACATATTGTAATGAAATTCCGGATCAAACTTTTCGGAAATGCTGTTTTGAAGATCATCAATAAAATTGTCAGGATCTTGGTCATCTCTAATCGCAAAACAAACGGTCGCTTTGATTATTTTCATTTGGAACCTCCTTTACCCGGTTGAGGCATTAATTAAATTAAATTCTCCGCCCTTAATTTGTCAATTGCCTTTTTATTTTCTGCCGATCTTTTTAATGCTCCGTTAAAAAATTTATTCTTCAATTGGCGATTATTAAAAAAAGCGATACTCGAAACAGATCCACCCCTTGAAGCAGACTTATACCGAACCTCAAAATTGTCATAAGCGCCCCACAAAATAAAAACAGGGGCATCTCCCAGTCCAACTGTGGAAATTTCCAAGGAAGTCATGTCCCATTTAACCCAGTCATAAGCTTTAATCAAATTGCCCTTTCTTTTTTCGGTGATTACCAAAGTCTTCTTAACCATTTTATTGCCCTCCCGGTCTTTCAGATTGATTGTTAAATCAGCCCTGTTCTGCCCTGCGGCTCCAGATCAATAACATATGTCAGATCCGCCCAAAATAGGGGTCAAAACATCCAAAAAAACAAGGCCCACATCGCTTTTAACGAGTTTTTAAGATGTAAAGGGGACATTTATATGCCCCCTTTATCAGACGCCCCGTAAAAGATCAAGATTAAAAATCAATTGCGCGAGCAGGCTTGATATCCACCCCCGGCAACTTCTTAAGATTGATACTTACGGCTTCTATCTTTTTTGCAAACTTAGCTTTGAAATCGTCATCAAACCGAAGATCATCCGCAGTAGTCGTACCAACCGCCTTTTTAAATTTATCAACCGCTTTGAAGATATCCTCCCGATCAATAAAGTCGGAATATACATTAGTGATGTCTCCAAAAAACTCAGTTAATGAATTGAGAGTCTTTTGATTCGGTTTGCCATCAGTCGCTTGTTTAATCAGACGGTCAGCTTTAACCAACAGCTCATTACAAATCGTATTGACCACTTCCCTTTTCATTTCGTCAATCTCATCCTGAAATTTACCCATCTCCTGTTTATAAACATCAGAAGTGATGAAGGTTGATCCTTTAACATCAGGAACCGAAATCTGAAAGATCCGATAGTCAAACTTAAACTTTCTTGCAAGCTCTTCTTTGGAGGGGTATTTGCCTTTGTCCTTGGCAATCTTATAATATTCGGGAAATTTTTCTTTGAACTTTTCGATTCCAGATTCAAGACTGTTCATTAAGTCGGTAATCATCAGCAACCTGTCAGCTTTTCTTGTCTCCAACAAGGCTAAAAGAGCTTCCAAACGAGTAGCAGGGATAAAATAGACTCCCGATATCGGAAAAGGAATCGCCATCTTCGCGACCAGGCCTCTTGTAGAATGATCATGTCCGTAAATCTCTTTAAGCAGTTTGTTCTCATCGCCAATCAGCAAATCAGTTACTCCCCTGACGATTTCCGTAGGCAGATCCTTTAACTGCTCTTTGGTCAACTTTGTCCGTCCTTCCCAGCAACTAATCGTGATATTTACCAAAACGCCTTTCTGAAATATATTTTCGTAATTTATAGTCGTCATTGTCTATTTCCTTTCGCCCGTCTAACCGATAGCCCAGTCATTTGTCCGTTTAATTAAAACAAAAACCAATTATTATCAAAATAATGATCACAGCAAACAAAACCAAAGCCTTGAAAATCTCCTGAGTCTTTCTTTTCATATCGAAATACTCCTTTTATTCAGACTTTTTGATACCGTAGTGGAAGGAATTGTCCTGTCTTCTGCCCATTTACGAAGTCCATCAATTTCATTTTTCATTGTCTTGCTAACAGGAATGATATACTCTTCCGCTTCATCAATCGAACTGGTCATCATTGCGGCGATCCGGCAAACTGACTTGATCTCCGCCCCTGACCAACCTTTCATACTTTTAGGATCTCCACTAACTTTGTAGCTCTTTTTATAATGATCCAATATAGCCTTGGCCTCTTTTTCATTGGGAAGATCCACCATAAAAGGGGCTGAATCCCACCTTTCAGCCCTGACCCACTCAGGAGGCAGGGAAGATATGTTGTTACAAGTCGCCATGACATAGACCCCTTCGGGCCGGGAATCTGATAAGAATTTCAAAAATTGAGCCATCGCTCTTTTAGTCGTCCCGCCGTCTCCATTTTGATCATTCCCTACCCCGGCCAATCCTTTTTCAATCTCATCTACAAACAGGATACAAGGGGCATTCGCTGAAATGATCTCAAGGGCGCTTCTTACTAACTGCTCCGTTTCGCCAACCAGACCGCCAAATAACTCGGCCATTTCCAATTCAATGACTTTCATATCAACTGCAGATCCAACCCATTTACAAAAATGAGTTTTACCAGTCCCGGCCGGGCCAACCAGCATAATTCCTTTTGACAAAGGGCTTTTGATCGTAGCCAAAACGAATTTTTTCAGGTTGTCGTATCCTATCAACTCCGGAACTTTATAATTACCAATGCGAAGACCCGCCGTTTTCTGGACTTCCTTGGCCTGTAATTCAGAGACAGTGGAAGACTTGATCTGTCCTTTATCTTTTACGATGCTGTATGAAAAGGCATTTATTGTTTCCCGTCGGGTCAGACCCCTTGCGGAATCGGCAATCTTTAATTTTTCCTCATCACTTGGCATCACAAATCCTGGTCTATCTTTCAAGTCAGCCAACAAACCAGCCAATATAACAATGATCTCTTCTTTATCCGGCAGGGAATACTCAAGAGCGACAAAATCCTTCTGGATCTCTGAGGGAATCGCCTTTGAAAAAGACTGATCTGAAATAATCACTAAAATCTTTCTAAATTCTCCTGACGAATAATCCAAAACCCCGTTCTGTAAATGTTGAACGATCCCTTTATCGAAACCGCCCATCGCATCCTGTATAAACCAATTCCAATTCTTAGCGATAACGACCGTCTTTGGCGGCTCACTTTTCAATGACTCAATAACGCTTGCCGGGTCAAGATCCTTTTCAAAATCCCAAACAATCAGATTAAATGAACTACCATTTTTTGCCGTATTGAAAATCTCCTTGACATCATCAACCGCTTTATTGACTTCGGAAGATTGAATGTAAAAATAAGCATAGCCGGCTTTTACAAAATTCATCAATTCAGTCGTATTCATAATCTTTTCTCCTTTATATAATTGGATTAAAATCAATCACTTTTTTATTTGAACAACTTTGCCGCCCTTTTGAACGATCTTATCTTTCCAAAAAACATGCTCGTTTTTTGTCTTTGAAGTAAGAGTTCCTAATTCATCCTCTAATGATTCCAACAAAGAGTCAGCAGACATGTGGTTTATTTGACTTATATCGGTCGTCTTTACCGATATGACCCCGTCCTCTAAAATCTCAATATTAATGATGTCCATCGCTATCTCCTTACTGCTGATATGTTTTAATATAATCGTTTCCGGTCTGTTTAAAATAATCGGCCTCATTTTTAATCTGCTCAGCTGACCATTTTATCCTTTTATATTTTTTTCTCATGTTAGGTATCGCCAATTCGGGAGGTCTTAAAGCCCTGACCACTTCTTGAAAAGCGGCTTCATGTTCCGGACTCCAAAAACTCTTCTGTTTTGCCATTGCCATAACAACCCCCTTTTTAATATCTTCGAAGTTGAATTTGATTTTTCTCCATCTGTTTAAACAACCATTTTTTCTTTAATGCAACTTGCTGAATGATCTTCTCCGCATATTTCCGCTTAATCTCATTTGCGATCCCGGCATCTTTAAATTCAGCCGTCTGTTTGGGAAGATCTATATTTCCCGCCGTATTCCAGCCCTTTTTTAATGTGATCTCCCCAGTCGGGCGGACATCAACTTGAAAATCCATCTCTTTTAAAACTTCGATTAAAACATCTTTATTCTTGGCCTTAAACTCAACCGTGACTAATCTGACTTCATAGCAAGGCATAATTACCTCCTCTCATCCATATTAATAAAAACCTTGGATAAAACAATCTGTAATTGTCCATCAAACAAAAAAGTCTGCCGGGTCGAAGAATCAACAATTTCCCAGTTGATCTTGCCAGGTTTTTCACTTTCATCAAACCCAAACTCTACATATTCTTGATAAGCATATTTTTTTATATCATCCAGCTTTTTAAAAGCCTGACCAAAAAATGACGGATCTGCTCCCGAAGAATCAATGAAAAGTTTGACCCCTGTCCACATATATAATTTTTTCATAACTAATCCCTTTCATTTATATTGATAAAAACAAATTAAAATCCATATAGCGCTTCCAAATTATCTCCCGGCCTGAAGACTTTGCCATCAATAATTATTTGATCACTTTCAATATATTCGACAAGAACCGCTTTACCATTGCTTCTATCCCTGACATAATCTCCTTTTTTTACCTTTTTAGCTCCAATATACATGAAAGGCAGACTTCTATTTTGATCATCAAAATATTTATCTATAATTTTAATTGCCTCTCTGACTTTATCAAGTCCTATTGAATCAGAAAGAAAGATGATCTCCTCTGCCGCCGGAGTTTGAAAAAGAACTTTTAAGGCCTCCCGGATTTTCAAAATGTCTTCTTTTTTTATTTTTGTAAAAAACTCGCTCATTTTGTCCCTCCTTTTTATCTCTTTTTTCCAAGCTCATAAATTATCATAAACAAAAAACTCCCGATCTTTAACAAAAACGATTCTCTCGGTGGATACATTGCCATAGTTACTCTGATCTTCGCATCTTCCAATTGTTTATCTGTCATTTTATATGCTCTGAATTTTCTCATTTTTCCCTCCATCCTTCAAACTGCTCTTTTATTATATAATAAAGTGAGATCCGGTCTTTCCTGGAATTCATATTCTTGTAAAACTCCTTGACATCTTGTTTACTCATCTTGACAATCCATAAATTCTGAGTACAAAGAAGAAAGAATTGATATCCGATAGTAAAAGCACCATTCGGATCAAACTCGGCGCACATTGAAGGGTAAATTGTCTCCTCAACCAACATCGTCATTCCATTTTTATCTTGAAGAGTAAAAGTCCGTGATTCTAACATTTTTGCCTCCTCTTTCTGATGAATAAAATAACCATAAACAATTCTGCCTTTTGATACTTTGAAAAAATATTTTGTCGCATCAATCATAAAACAGACTTGAAAAGGGTTTTTAGAAAAACCCGTTATCTTATATCCAAGTTTTTTTTCAAAAGCTGAACAATACTCCTCTATTTTTTCATAATTTTTTTCATCCTGCCATCTATTATGAAGATAATCAAAAAATTTTATTATTTGTTCAAGTTTTTCAGTTCCTAAAATTTCGGATAAAGTCTTTATTTGTGATTTTCCCATTTGTCTCCTCCTATTATGATTGAAAATCATTATATTTCGTCTTTAAAAGTAGCAATCACACTATTATATCTTTTGCCATCGCCGTATTGATTCGGAATTGGAATCTGTTTTATATTTTCTCCTCCTAAGCTAATCATCAGCTTTATTAAATTTTTTATACTGGCTTCTGTCATAAATACGGCCCATACCTTTATTCTATATCCTGCTTTTCTTTTATCGTTGAATATCTTAGGAGCTTTAATTATCCCTCTTCCGGTTACTGGAAACCAAATTCCGCCAGACTTAATACTATTGCGCTTACAAAATTCTCGGATTGTTTTGCTAATTTCTTTTCTTGTCATTTTTTTGTCTCCTTATATTTGAGTTTCTGTTTCTAACTTTATCAATGCAGGTTAATGCCCTGCAGACTCATATTATAAATTGTAAAATGATTTTGTTAAAATCCCATTTGCGGTTTATTATGCTTATACTCCTAATCGGTGAGTTTGATCCGGCATAATCTTGACCGTCCTGAAATCCCGCGTTGCTCGTTTGTGGCCATCGGCCTCCTTGCCCTGACCGACCCAAGTCTATTCGGAAGGTCATGCCTTCGCTGTCGGTTATGTCTCCTTGCAGGGAGCGGGTGCCCGGCTATTTGCCGGGGTCGAAATAATCTGATCGTTCAGGCGAGTATGATTTTTCTGCTTCTAAAGGGTTTACTCTCTGCCGCCATTCTTTTCCCGCGCGGCTCTCGCCCCTTTCCAACCGTCCAGATTATCTAAAAGATCTGCCCCCTTTATAAAGGATAAAAAGGCGAAAGGCAAGAAAAAAGGTAAAAAAAGACTGTTTTTTTTCAATTATTATTGCGAATAATTTCAAAGACTTATCGCAGATATCCTAAAAAAGCGGGATATCATATATAACTAATAAATTCAAAGAGTTAGCTTTATACGGCTTTATTGTCCCAAAATCCTTAAAATTGATCAAATCAAAGGATTCATAAAAGGGCATATAAATGGGCGGATCTTTATTTATCAAGGGTTAAACGCGATCTGACGGGGCTAAAAGGGGCAAAATAAAGGGTAAAACAAGGGCCGATCCGGCATTAAATTGTCCTAATTTACAAGGCTTGATCAAATCAAGGGGCGGATAAAAGGGCGGATCTTTATCTGAGGGGCTTTAAACAGGATGTGATAGAGCCACAAGGGGCTTTTACGATCCGGCCGGGAGCCGCAAAATCTTGTTGTTTTTGTCAATTAGATCCTTTATTATTACGACATAATCAACCCTCAAACAAAGGAGACAAAAATGGGACAGGATCATGTTGACAAATACGCGGCAATTAACTGGCTAAAAAAATACGCGCGGGAATATGGGCAACCTTATCACATCGCAAAAATTCGGGTATTATGCGGAGACGGCGCCCATTACAAAAACGCAGACTCATCTATAAAAAGGGGCATGGAAATATTAAGGATCAAAGCCAAAGATTAAAACCAATTATGGCCATTGTCATTAATATAGAGACAATGGCCATAATTGTTTTAAAGTCAATCAACAACTACTTCTTTTGATCTTTTTCGCATTCTTCTTCAGTCGAGTTAACTATGTCTTCCGCAACTACAGATGCAGATGTCTTTGCCGCATCAAGTCGAGTCTTCTCCTGGTCAATCGCAAGAGATCTGGCCACCTTTATCCTTTCTTCTTCTGCTTTGACGGCCTCTTCCATTGCTTTTTTCTCCAGAGCAGATAAATATTCAGGAGACTGGTTCTCATGTTTCTTGCCAAAATAAAAATACAAAATAGTCCCAACAACAGTTGAAAGCATAAAAGGGTTAATCGTCTTAGATGATTCTGCCCCGTCTTTTGTCATAGGAACAAAAGTTGAGCAAAATAAATATAAAAAAGCAAGAAGCATCACTATAAGAGCAAATTGCATCCCAGTCGACATGCGATTCATTTCATTATCTCCCTACCCTGATTGATCCGATACCTCCCCACCCTCCAAGCAGAACGCCGATCAACCATATTGCCACAATTATAACTATGGCAATGTTAAGAATTTTAATAATCTTTGCGTCCAGAATAGTAGGGTACTGGCTTGCTACCCAGTTAATCAACCCCAGTATTAAGGCGACCACTACCAATGTAATTATTAAACTTAGAAGAGACATGATTTCTCCTTTGTTCTATCCCGGCTTATTATTATCCCGGTCTATTGCCTACGCCGGTTTCGTAAAAACAGGGATATTGGCCGGATCTCTCTCAAACATTCCTTTCTTGGCTTCCTGGAAAATAGCCTCTATCTCCGCTTCGGTCTTACCGGCCTGCGCCAAATAAGAAGCATAAACCTGCATAGAAAGTTTTAAAAGCTCCGTTATAGCCATTACGACTGCTGTCTCCATTAAACACCTCCTGCCAGTAATGCGAGCTGATTAATAAGATCTGTAATCGCCGCAGTTTGGGTTAACGTCGGAGTCCCGCCGCCTTCAAGTACTGAAATATACACCTTCATAAGTGGCCAAACCTGAGTCAATATAACTCTCTTTTTCTCCGCCACTTCTTTTTGTGCGATTGAAGACATAGGATTCTTTGCTACTGCCAATGTATCGTCGTAGACTGAATTATAAATACCCATCCACACGATAGCCTGTTGTTTGGGATTCATCTTCGTCTGTGCCTCAAACCAAGCGCATGACGAACATGCCGCCACAAATACCAGTAAAAATAACAAAATGATTAACTTCATTTTTCTTGAGTACATCTGATTCCTCCTTTCCTTTAAGTTGTTAAACTCTCCTTCATTATTCATAAGGAGATCTTATCAGTTAATAATAACAAAACCAGTCGGGAATATCGTCTTGAGCCGGTTATCATACCAACAACCCGCCCAATTATTCCAGACAATATCTGTTCCCTTGTAGACACCGAGTTTAAAGAAAACCAGTTTATCCTCCGGGGCTCCTACAAATTTATATGGCTTCACCAACTTCATATCAACAGGAGTACTCCAGGTTACTCCAAGATCCGTCGAAGTGGTCATCAAATACCCCGTAGCTCCAATAACGGGAGTCCAGTCAAACCAGATGTCTACCGCCGAAGCAGAGACCGGGACAATTAAAATCAAACATAAAAACAAAGCAATTTTTTTGAACATAATTCACCTCACTTTTTAAAAGTTATTAAATCTCCTGTATTATTTCTGGTATCAAAATGAAACCAGCTTACCTCTATCTCTATCGCAGTAATGTATTTAAAGCAATCATATCTTTTTGCGATACAATCCTGCCTAACCACACCGACAGGAATATCTTTAAATTTCAGATCAAAAGCTCTCCCGTATTTATGTTGACTGAATAATGCTCCCGTAATTGAATCTTCCGGCCTAATTCCACGCTCCTGATATATTCCTCCAAAGTACCAATCGTTAGCAACAATTTTACCATACTGCTTTCTTAACAAATCCAAAGTCATTAAAGCTCTGTCATCAAAAAGCCACCACAATTTATATTCTGGATAACCCTCATAATACGCCTTCGGGACAAGTTCATAAATTTTAAAATACTCACATTTATACATTTATCAATGCTCTCCTTTATCTTTCGAAATAGACTTCGCCAGCGACTCAAAACTTGACACCATTGCCACCTGGCCCTTTGCAATGATGTCAAGTTTTTCCGAAAGGATAGTCCTTCTTTCTCCATCTATCTGGTCTTGCTCATATCTCCTTTCTTGCAAGACGGTATTTGCCTTACCATTTGCAGTATCAAGAAGAGAAAGTCTTAACAAAACCTTTTCATCTCTATTATGATTACATAATAGAGACTTACTATCGCACCCTTTAATTGTTTGAAATTCTTTTGTTGCTGTGGATATCTTGTCATAAATGTCTTTATGATCTTCCCTATTTTCTGTACAAAGAGTTTTAATCTTTGTGCCAACGCCCGAAAGAACAATCGCATTCAATCCCTGTACAATACCAATCAGCAGGCCAACAACAGTTAACGTACCGGCTCCGATCTCCATTAGCAGTCCTCTCTCCTGAATGATTTTCTTTTGGTTAAATAACTAAGTGTCAACTGGATAATTGCAAAGAATACTCCAAGAGCAATTACCCAAGTTGCGGCCTTTGTCTCTGTGGCTATTTGGCGCTCCCTCAGTTGTGCTATCTCCTTATCCAGACTGGCCATCTTTGAAGTAAAATAGTCATTAGTAACAAACAGGCTTCTATCCTTAACCACTTCCTGTCGAAGCTCATTAAGTTTACTAAGTTCTCTTTGAAGATTTTCACTTGCGATCTTAACTGCCAGCTCAGCCGCTTCAAAGCGTAAGTCTAAGTTTTTTATCCTCTCGGCAATCAGCATTTCTAAATGTTGTCTCAAGTCAACGTCTTTGGCCATGCCTATAGGAGAAGAAAGCATTATCAAAGCCAAGACAAAAATAAATATGTATCTCATGTCAAATGTCTCCTAATTAAAACTCCTCTGTTGGAGGAGTAAATTCTCCGGTGTATCTTGCTGTACCTTTTGAAAATCTCCATTCATCTAACCAGCCCTTCATACTACTACTTGCTCCTCCACTGCCACCAAACCAAGGAGTACCCCAATAAGGCCCAACTGATTTTCCAGTACAATCCTTTGTCGCCACAGAAGCCCCTTGTATATACAAAAACAGATTGTCTCCATATCTCACCACCGCAATATGATTAAACTCTGAATCCGCAGAAAGCGCCACCGAAGATGTCAGCGTGAGATTCCAAGGATCAGTAGAAATTTCGAGATTCGCCACTACGGTTCCGGCGCTTGTATAACATAAATAACCAAGTCCGGCGGCGGAGAAAATATACTGATCGTGAGCCAAAAGTTCTTGTACCGCTACCTGAATCTCTATGCAAAAATTTCCCGTTGCAACAGTAAAACCATCAAAGGTTCCATACGGCCACAAATAAAAAGGAGCATCTTGTGTCCCGTCAAGATATAAACTCGAATTGCCAAACTTTTTAATCGTTGTATCAAAAGTAGCCACATTAGCCGCTGATGCAAACCAAAGAGGCAAATTATTAAAAGTCGCCGCTGTATAGGAGGCTTCGTCTCTCAAAAGTTGCCAAGTATAAAAATTATACGGCTTATTAAAATGCATTAATGATGTTGTATAAGAATCAAGACCAGCTCCTCCGGGAGTCTCATTCTCAAACAACATAACTTCTCCCATGCAACAATAAGTAGAACTTGTTTGAGTTATATAAAATCTAAAATACCTATATGTTGTTATATCCGAATTTGGAAAGAACTGAGGAACCCCATTTGCATAACGGTCATAATCCTCTATAACAAAAATATCCGTCCACGGAGTACCACTGCTACTCCCCTGAAGCTTAAAATCTTTCCAATAATGTTGATCTCCCGAATCTCTTGTCGCCAGAATAATGTCTCCGGCGGCTTTTTCATTTCCCGCACCAAGATCAAACTCAATCCAGTTTGGAAAAGTGCCTGAATCTGTATGCCAAAAAGTAGAAAGATCTTCGTCGATTGTATATGCCGCAGGGTACCCCCACGGATCTGAATTGACAGTCGCCCAAGTACTTGCCAAAAGAAAATTAATAAGATCTCCCGAAGGCGCTGTACTTTCCGTTGCTCCTATGATCATTTGAAATAATTTTATCATCCTGCCACCCATGTCCCGAATATTGGTACAACATACCAATCGTATCCACCATCGCTCGCTTTAAAGCAAAAGAAAGAAGCGGCCGCTCCGGTAGCATAACCGGAAGCAACCCCAACATAGCCGTCGTCAGTCCCGGCCACTCCAAGCAAATAAATTTTATCTGTCTCTGCCTGTTTAGTTTGAAATCTGACATATCTTGCCTGCACCGCTGGGAGAATAGCGACAAAAGCCAAACCGGCCTGAGCCGCTGGAAGCTCTATCAAGCAATCGGCATCAGTCATTCCATAATTGCTGATAATAGTCCCACAACAATCTTGAGTAGACAAAGAAGCAGACGCAGTTACAAAGATCTCCTTATTTTTACCCCTGATAGTATCGGCTAAAGTCTCTCCTATTGGCTCAGGAGAAGCCAACCCAATAGATCTTACTTGCCTGGTAAGACTTGAACCCGAAGTCGGATAAGTAGCGTCAAGACCATTTGAAGAAGCGTCTTGCCAATCAATCTCATTAATCCCTTCAGGTTCAAGATCAAGAACCGCTCCAATTTGAACAATTGAAAAATCGGAGACCGTATAAGTGGCGGATGTTGAACTGTTATACCATAAAATAAGCCCGGTTGTTGTTTCTCCAGCAATAAACTCATAAGAATTTACTCCTTCTACCGCAGTCTGCGTCGCGGCACCAGACAACAGGGTTCCGGCTTCGTCTATAGCTGGTTGAAAAGAAGGGAAACTTCCACTGGTTTTTGCCAAATTAAAAAATATTCTATATTTTAAACCAGCTTCATACAAAATAGCATCAGTAGTATTAGCCGCATGAACAGCAGAGCCATCGCTCTCCGCATGAAAACCAGTTATTGACGCGCCACTAAAAACGGGATAGGAGTAAGTGCCATTATTTACCATTGCCGCCAAATTTAAACTTATCTGACTTCCCCACTTGTCAGCCCAAGCCACTCCGTTTCTGTAAAGATCAAGGACTTCTGCCGCACTGAGGGCCCGATTATAGTGAGCGGCAAAACTACAAGCGCCTGAATTGCGGAGACTTGCCGTGCCTAATATATATAGCGATCCTGTGTTGGAAATATCTGCCGGAATACCCGCATCAATTACAAGAGTATCATGTAGTACTCCATCAATATAAAAATTGACAGATCCTGCCACAGAAACAGATTCCCTTGTTACTACCATTGCTATTTCTACCTCTGTCCCGTCTGGCTTTGAAATAGCTACAATCCCTTTTTCAAAGACAGTTACCCCACCTGTCTTTGAATGATAATATTGAAACTTTGCATCGCTTTCTATCCAAAAAGTTACTTGATTATTACCATCCTGAATTTTCGATAAGAAAAAGGATGCTATACCGCCAGGTGTCCAATCTGGTATTCTACCCCGCCAAACCTGCGTAAAATTTCCAATTCCAGAATTGATATTATCGTTATTTGCAACAGTGATTCCCGAACTACCCGAAGCCGCATAAGTTAAATTCACTGCTTGATCTGGTTTTCTTACAAGAACTCCAATTTCTTTTTTTACAAATTTTGTAGTCGCCAATTGCGTTGAACTATTATTATCCGCCTCTGTATTGGAGACACAATTGTCCAAAGTCCCGCTTGCCGCCGCTCCCAAAGTTGGAGTCACAAACCGCGGAGTCGTCAAAACCGGACTGACTGCTCTCACCAAAGCCCCGGTTCCTGTCTCCCCTTCCAAACCAAGAGATCCATATTCAATTTCAACAAGCATAGAGTCCGAAGCAAGCGCATAACCAACTATTTGAACGTTTGAAGCCGGTTTAACAAGAGTACAAGATCCAGCTGTAGAGCCATGGAGATAAACAGGAACTCCCAATGTCGCCCATGACCAGGCAGTATTAAGAATCGTACCCATTCGTTGAATTCTAATCGAATCATTTGTCGCCGCTGTGGCCAAAGATATTCCATGAGCAGGTTGCAAAGTTCCATCCGCCTTTGCTTTATACCACTTGTTATCTGAATTACTAAAACACAAAAAATCATAAGTAGCGACCGTCTCCCCGACAACAACAATCTCCCGGGAGGGAATGACTTCGTCAAGTTTTTCCATATCTGTCTGTAAAATGGAATCCCAGCCCTGAACAGAATAATCAATGGTATGTAAATCGTATTTATCAGTCGCCATAAAATCCTCCCTTTAACTCTTTTTACATGTTACCTCTGAATATGGAGAGGTAAAAGTCACTCCGTTTTCAAGACGGAAATTAAACAATCTAAAAGTCACACTTGGGGCCAAGTCTCCCCCGGTATCTGACGCATTCATCGCCGCCGTATAAGTCCAAGTCAAGGCATCAATATCGGTTACTTGGCGATGTAAAACGGCATCAATATAAACATCAACGCTAAAATATCCTTCGTAATCAGATTCTGCTAAAACAACCCCTGGAATGCCAAGGCCGGCTCCTTTGCCTCTATACCTGGCATTCCATGTCAAAACAATATCTCCGCTATATCTGGCGTTAAAATCTCCTCCATTAGCAAGAAAATTTGTCGGTTTATATGGAGTATACATTCTTCCTGCAATCGCCAAGGTTATAACAGTCGCATCAACAATCTCTCCTTCTTCTCTGGCATTGAAAGGAACAAACTTAAATTTTCTCGTTGCTCCACTTATAATTTCAGGATTTGTCAACAAGGTCAATTCATTCGACTGGAGAACATAAAATTCTTCTCCTGCAGGATGATCTTCTCTAACAGTATCATATCTACCGCGGATAATCCCTTCCAATTTATATTGAGTCGCGGTAATTGGAGTGACCGATTGAAAAGAAATAATCTCATCACCAAGGAGAGCAAGATTTTTTGTCCCGGCAAAAACATCAGCCCACGGGACAGTCTCCACTAAAGTCTGGTCTTGCTCAAAATCAATCGTAATGCCAACAGTGTCGTCAATAGAAAATGTATTTTCGGGATAGGCATAAGTAAGCAGACCAAAAGGTTGAAAAGCCCCGGCCACTCCTAAAGAATTATAAGAGACTCCTCCATCAACACTCATATAAATATTATAACCAAGATCACCAGCCAATCTCCTGCTCGCCAAAGGAATCAAATTAATCTCGCTGGAAATCAAAGCATAAGGGGCTTCAATAATTCTCTGATTTTGAAGAGGCAAGACAATATATTGTTCCGGTAAAAGATTATAAAATGTGGGTACCTCATATTCCGTGACAAGATTAGCTCCTGAAAACCAATCCTCTACTGCTTCGATATTAATTTCCTCGCTCTCGGGCCCTTCTTCTGTTATCCTGACAACTCTACAAACCATATTGGTAATGCCATATGTCAAGCAGGAAAACAAAAAGTTATCTCCAACCTCATATAAAAATGCTTCCCGGGTTGCTTTAAAACCAACATTAGCAAAGGGATAAGACAATTTCAAAAGAATCTGTCTCCCGGCCCAAACAGCACAAGCATTTGTTGTAAAAAGAGGTAACTGAAGAGTCCTGGAGACAATCCTGTTTTGAATATTTTTATTGCCGATATCTAAGCCAATCGGAGAAGCCGTAGATTGTTTAATGTCAACGCCTCCTCTGCTCATAGCTACGGCAGAGATTATAAAAGATCCTTCATCCGGCCCATACCCGTCAGGAGCATCAGCCTCTTTAAAAGTGTAGCTTGTATCATCTTGAGCAAAACTACCTACACATCCATAAAGAGACCAGCCACAATAAATCGGGCCACAAGTCCGCCAAACGCGACTCATATAAGTAGTAGCAACGCTTAAATTATCATTCCAGGCATAAAAATCCCAGTCATAAAGACCAGGGTCTAAAAGACAATAGGTAAACTTCAATAAAGTAGGAGTAATTGGTTGTTGATTAGTAAAAACCAAAAACCCAAAAGGCAATGGAATTAATGCGCATTTATTAACATGAAAAGAACAGCCGGAGACATTTGGTTCAATACAACCATTGCCAGAAGCCGCTTTGATCGTAACCCATTCCAAAATCATGATACAAGAAGTATATGTAGACTGAGCCGCTCTTCTGACAATCACATCTGAATAACTCGTTCCCATTCCACGGACATAAAGAGCCTGCCCGTTCTGAGTAGGATAAATATCTTCATCACTATAATCTCCATCATAAATTAAAAGCAAAGCTGATTCGCCTGCAAGATCAGTCAAGGCGTCAGTAATATTGTCAAAATCATAGTCTCCAGTCCCGACCGTAACAACAGATCCTCCCCAACGAGACCCATTTATATACCACACATTATCAGTCTTTGTTATTTCACTATATTGAATCTTTAATTCATTTTGTGTATCAATCCAGCTACCTCTTTCAAAAGTTGGAGACTCCATATAAACATCTTCGTCAATCAAAGGCAGACTGGCGGCAGTATAATCATATCTGAGTAATTTCGGATGGAATTTGCCATCTCCCCCATATCGAAGAAGTCCGTCAATATGAGTATTAACACTCCCGACATAATCAAGAGCAGTCTTTTGCTCTGCAAAACATATACTTATTCCTCTTATCTCTGTGCTCAATGTAGATGCAAGAGCGGCAAAACCAGTTTCGTCAAGCCAGGTCGTCGGCAATCCAGCCATAGTATTTAAAATATACCAAAGGCTATGAGCCGGATTATAATTGTAGTCTCCAATGCGATTATTTGCCGAAAAAGTTTGAGTCGGAGTTTTCCGGACAATGAATCTCATCGTCGGCATCCGATTATATGTTCCAATGAAGCAGTCCTTGAAATACGCCCAGCAGAGACCGCGGTAAGGAGTGTTGAGAGTGGCATCTCCAATAATAGTACCGACCGTAGAGTCTGCTACTTGATCATCTGTCCCAAAAAAGAAGATCATTGTTCCCATACCGGGAATTGAAATAGTCTCCTGCCCTCCGCTGACAGGACGAACAAGATTTCCCGACCAGACAATGTCTTCATTTCGAAAAACGGTTAATAATTCATCTACCGGGCCAAGACAAATGCCGATACCCCACGACATGTAATAGTTATAACCGGTAACTTGATACTTTGACATTTATCACTTTCCTTCTTGTACTTTCTGAAGAATTGGCACCGCTCTTTCTCCGCCAAAAAACAGGAGAGTTCCAACTACTTTTGCTGATCCTAAAACATCAATAACCGGCTCTCCAATAATATTGCTTGTAATAGATAAGGCCTGAACATCAGGAGCCCCCGGCAATTTGACATCGGGCGGCTGGTTTAAAAGACCAAGAAGTCCTCCAACCACAGCGCCAATTACAAAACCAACAATAGCGCCAACCCAGCCCCAGCCCATACCTCCGTACATCGCCCCACTTATGCCGCCGGTAATTGCTCCTTGTAAACTCATTCTATCACCCTCAAAATAAATTTTAATTGTCTCTTAGCTACTTTATCCACAATAGAAACCTTACAAACTCCCATTCTCTCCACCGCTTGATAAACATATTCTTTATAATAAATACCCGCATGTGATGCCGCTTTGCCCAAGTGAAATAACAAAATATCTCCATCTTTTAATTCATCACCCAAACTTACCTGAACGACTTTTAGCTCTTTCAAAACCCGCTCTTTTAACATTTCCCGGGTACTATGTAAATGCCAGTCTCTTGGATAATCAGGGATAATGTCTTTCTTCCACCTTACTAACCCCATCTCCTCAAATACCCGGCCCACAAAATGTATGCAGTCCGTACCGAGACCTTTTACTCCACTATGATGTCGAAAAGGAGTCCCGAGCCAAGATTCAAGAATGGCCAAAAGCTTCTCCCGTCTTTCAATATCATCAAAATAGTCTTTCATTATGGCATCCTTGTCGCTGGATTTTCGTCTGGAATAAACGGGAATCCTAAAAAATTAACAATATTATTAAATTTATCTCTGCAAGTAGTTACCCTACCATTACAGCCGGGATAGACATCTATCACATCATTGTCTTCCAAATTCAACATTTTAAAACCAAGAGTAATTGTACCGGAAGAATTTGCAACAACCGTTCTGCTCTCCCCTTCAAAAGAAACAAGACCCCCTGTAAAATATGATCCGGCATAAGACGCAAAAGTAGCACTTGATAAAATAGTCTTTGTAGCATCCAATGTAACCTGCGCAGAGACTTTCCAGGTTGCCGCAACTAATTGACACTTAGCATCAAAAACTTGATGATTGCAGGTGATCTGATATCTAAAAGCAGGAACCGGGACTTTTAAAAAATGCTCAAAACCAACACAATCACCTAAAGCAGAGAGCCCTTTAAAAGCAACCTTCTTTATCTGACCAATAAAAATAACCGATTTTTCATAAGGATCTTGATCTCTAAACAAACGGGAGACTTCGATCCATGTAATCGCAATCGGGTTTTGAGCTATATATTGAACGGCTGGATCTGTTATAGTCGCAAACTCTATCTTGAGATTCGTTACATCTAAAGTTGAATCATAAGAAACGCTTTGTCTTTTGATAGGCGCAGGTTCATAAGAATGGCCATCATAAGTCACAGCAACATCTCCATTAGTATAATACCAATAGGTAGACCCGCTCCATATCTTGTAAAGCTCCAATGGTTTACGAGTAGATCCGGTCTCTTTATCTATATAGGTTTGTGATTGTGTTTTCAAAAAATCTCCCTATAAAGTCGCCAAAGTAGAAGAGTCCAATAAACCACAAAAACTTAAATCTGCCATTCCTTTGTCTCCATCTATATAATTCATCGTCAGGGTATCCATATCAAACCTTGCCAACATTAAAAAACAGATCAAAACCTTTGACAATCCATTCCCCAAAACTGTCGTTCCGATTGCCTCATGAAGAGTAATTGTTGTCGTAGCCGCATCTACAATTTTCTTAAAAGTATAAGATCCGTCTGGAAACTGTATATAAATATGTCTCCCGATTATCTCGTTATTCAAATAAAATGTTCCGTATTCAATGTCTTCAATATTTATTACGGTATCCGTAGATAATATTGCTTGAGTAACCACAATATCTTTTGCCCATGTAGGAACCCAAAATTGACCAAGCCTGCCCTGCTTAGAATCAAAAAAAGTAAAAGTCTCCCAAAGATCTTGTCTCGAAAGCCTTCTTATAGAACTTTTCATAGTCATAAAATTTCTGCCCAATGCTAATTCAGAATCAAAATAGCCGATCCCTAAAAATTGGAGTAATTCACCGGGCCGATTAAACTTATATGAAAGAGGCTTATGCAAGGGCTGAATAAAAACATCTTCTCCGTGATATGTAGCCGCTCCAGAAGACGGAGCCGTATAAGTAAAGGATCTGGCCGTCTCATACGCCTCAACGAATTCCAAATCAAGGATAGTATTTCTCATTATTGCCGAATTAATAGAGATCTCCTGTTCCGGAGATAGGCGGCAATCATATAAAGGGAAGATAAAAGATCCTGCAGGCCAAGTAGACACCAGATTAGAAGTCGTAATGATTTCCACAGAACTTATTGTTGACATTGTCGCCGCTTCATAAACAGTAAAATCAGACGGTTTAACCAATAAACATTTTCTCCCCTGATAAAAATGTCTATAATCTGTTTCAGCAACAGAGATAATTTTTTGCCCGGAAGAAGCTTGAGCGGTCAAGAGTGTTTTGTCAAGCCAGATAGGAACTGACCAAAGAGAATCAGAACTGTAAATCAAATTTCTCTTGATCCAATTTATTTTATTGTCTCTCAGGGCCAAAAAAGAAGCATTAAGTTTAATCCGCGGCCAAGTGTAGAGCATAGTCCTTTTTTCATTTCCGGAATAATTTCTTTGAATACCAGTTCTCCAGATATGAGAAACCTTTTGAGCTTTCGGTTTTATTGTAAGATAAACGGACATCTGTCTCTACCCTTCCATCTGTATCACTCTCTTGAGCGTTCCGCCTCTGCCTGAAATAACATTCATCACTGCGTTCTGACCACGAGTTGTCGACATATAAGAATCAAACATTTCGGGAGAGACAATATTGGCTATCTCCACCTTTACTTCAGACTTTTTGCCCATTGCCTTCATTTGAGCCTGAGTAAACACCCCTTCATCATCTTTAATAACTGCGGCCTGTTCTCCCGGGCCAATACCTGAGTGATATCTCGGAGCATTAACAAAATAACTATCAGGAAGAAGTCTTAAGGGCAGACGATCTTCGCCAATTACTCCTCCGGTGTGTCCTGTCTGAGCTACTTGATAATTACCCCCGCCAAAACCACCATCTCCACCACCCCAGCCGCTACTTGGGGCTGACTCTCCCCCGAACCCGCTGGCTCCTGCCCCTGCTCCATAACTGACGGCGGCTCCAACAATCTTTGTTATCCCTGTAATCATTTGCTGGCGAAGCCAATCGGTAATCATCTGGCTACAAGTATCTGCCCACATCTTTGCAATCGAATTGGCAAAGCTTTTGAAATAATCTTCCGCTGATTTCAGTTTACCCGTCCAGCTGTCGTAAAAGATCTCCGAAAAAGAAGATCTCATTTCAGAAAAGACTCCTTTCATCAACTCCGCTCCAGCCCTACCCATTCTTAATTTCTCGTCTTCCATTTTTTGATATTCGGCAAGCGCTCCTGCAATAAAATCATCGCCATTAACTGCCGCATTATACTGCAATTGTTTCTTCTGCTCCTCATACCATTCATCCACTAAAAGACGATTCTTTAATATCTCTTCATAATCAGAAACCCCTCTATTTAATATTAACAGTTGTTGATCCTTTGAAATATTTAAAAGAGATAAAGAAGCGGCATAATAATCTTTTTCATAGCCCTTCATCCCTTCGTACATCGCTTTTGCAGTCTCCAGTTTATTCTTTGTCTCTTCCGGAGTCTGGTCTCTTGTTTTTTGATCAACCAAAGCAAGTTCGCCAAGACGCTCATTTCTCTCCTGTTCTAATTTTTCAGCTTCCTGAAACTTTTGTAACCAATCATCAAATATTTCATCCCTTGCTTTTTGTCCCGCCTCAATCCCTTCCAAATCAGACTTTTGCATTTCCTCTGCCGCTTTGGCATAAATCTGTACCTTCTGAGCGGCCGTATATCTATGGACGGTATTTTCATCCGCCCCGGCTTTTCTCATTTTCCTGACTTCTTCATCCAGATCCTCTAAAGCCTTACCCGTCTCTCCTTTACCGATTTTACGGGTCTCCAACTTGATCTTAAAAATATCTTCTTCCACCCTTTTTGCTTCCTCAGATGCTTTTAAGGCCTTCTCCTTTTCGTCTGCCTCATCCTTCATCGCCTTTCTTTTAAGGGAGTTAAATCTACCCACACCATGAGAATCGACCAAATCGTCTTTGACAGTATATATCTTTTTCTCTTCCTGAATCTTTTTTAAATCTTCTCTCGCTTTCTTAAGTTTTTCAGGAGTCTCCCCGAAATACATAATACCAGACATCTCTCTTTCATAATTTTCGATGTCCTTTTTTAACTTTGCCTCCTGGCTTTCAAGACGGACTAAAGGATTCTTGCTTGTGGTGTTGGCGACAAGGGCTCTTAATTCTTTGACATCTCCCGCCCCTGCAATTTGAGACCAGCTTACTTTCCCTTTGTTGGCCAGATCAATCGCCTGACCCATTAATCCAACCCAGTCTTCCAGCAAAGAGATCCCTGCAAAAGCCGCAACCCCCTTTGCTCCAAAAGCAACAGCCGCCAGCAAACCTACTTGTTGTATTAAAGGAGGAAGTTGATTCCATCCTTCTAAAATGGTGAAAACCATTCCTCCTGCCGCTTTTGAAAAACTTATAATATTTTTAAAAGTATCTGCCGTAGTCTTACCCATCCCGGCCAAAGCCTCTTGGACATCGGGGCGGGTAATCTCTTTGGTAAACTCTTTCATCTCCTTAGTTGCAGTTTCAATAATCAAAGCAGTAGCTGGATTAAAAGCCTGTCCCATTTCGACTTTGAAATTTTGAATATACCTGGTAAAAGAACTAAGTTGTTTGCCTGCGGTGTTCATTGCCGCTTCATAAGTCCCGGCAATCCTTTTACCATATTCCAAAACTGCGTTTAATCGGATCTCTGCTTCTTCCGCTTTGCTGAAAGAGACTGCACTTCTCCCTGTGGCGGCGGCAACTCTCTTATAAGAATCTTCAAAACTAATATTGATACCCATTGTCCGAAGGACAACCGTATTAGCAGACTGGATACCATAAACAAGATTGTTAAAAGCTTCTGACGAGTTCATCTGGCCAATAACAGCCGCATCCTGAGCCACCCGGGCAAGCTCGGTTGACTTACTAAGATCAAGCTGGGCCTGAGTCATTTGTAAAAGAGACTGGCGGGATTCTGACATTGAAATACCGGTTGATTGTAAAGCCTTTGAGAAGTTCTCCATCTCCCGGGTTGAATATCCCGCCGTCTTACCAACAACATTCATCGAAACACCAAGGGTTTCGTATCTGGCTCCTGCAAGGGCGACATCCTTTAACATATTGGTGAGTTGACCAACAGCAATAAAACCCATCGCCTGTTTAAGAGCCTTGCTAAACCCATCTGTCTGTTTAGCCGTTTTTTGAGCAGAGTCTCCAAGCTTGTCGAAAGACTTTTTAAGGGCTTCAGTCTTAGCGACCGATTCAGCGGTATCAACTTTTATTTTTACTCCAGGCAATTTCTCTTCTCCTTATTTTGGAAAATACCCTTTTACTACTGCCGGGTGCATTAATTGCTCAATCAACAATACTTTTTCAAAATCGTCCAGACAAATGTCATAAAGTTCACAAAGCTCTAAAATGTCTCTTAACTCCAGTTTATTCCAATGACTAAAACCCATCTTTCTAAAATTGATGGCCAGACCCCTCCAAAGATGCCAGGAACTTTGGTTTTCTGGCAGAAGATCTATTTTACTACATTCATCACAAGGAGGAGAATTGTTATAAAGTTCTCGGCAGGCTGGGCACCCCGCATTGCTTAAATTTGACTCCCACCCAACCCACTCAATTAGTTTTTTATTTCAGCTTCCGTTTTACCGGCAACATCTTGAGATAATTTCTCCGCTTCATCTAAAACCTTGTTGATAAATTCGGGATTGTAGAGATAAACGATCTTTTTCCATTCATCAGTACATGGGAGAGGACTTCCGTCTGGCGCTTCAATTCCTTTCCAGTCCTTTATTGTCTTGCAGATCTTGCCGATCTTAAATGCATATAGATCAGCAGTCTCAAAACGCTGTCCATTCTCCCACTCTTTTTTAGTATTTTCCTGGACTAAATCGAAATTGTCTCTTGGGCTCAAGCAGATCAATAAAAATTCTGCTTTCTCTTCTGATCCTTCAGACTTGTGAACTGTTACCCATCTTTCTTCTGCTTTGATTCTTAATTTCATACTATCCTCCCGGTTTAACCTGCAATCATATCTCCCGGAGAAAAAGGCTTTGGTGCGGAGGGCGCCGGGTCGCTTTCAATAGGATGAATTCTATCTATCCGCACCAAACTTTAATTTTATGGTAAAATTACTTCAAGTGAATCTTCTCCAACCGTGCCAAGAGCCTTTACCGGAATTGTCAGATCAATTGCCGGAGTGCTAAACTCAACAGCCGGAGCTTCTATCTTTACTCTCTTCATATAAAGGACTACTTCTTCTCCGTCAACATTACCAAAGTTGATAAGCACAGGATACTCTGTCGAACTCAATCCTTTGGTAAAATATTTGGCATCAGCCTTGCGGAAATAAATTCTCAATGATCCGCTTATGTCTCTTTTGTCTTCAAGAAAATCTTCAGGAAATAAAGTACCAACCTCATCAGTCAGATACTTTTTCGGAGCCTTAATAGAAAGAGACGAAGCCTTGATCAAAGTCGCTACCCCATTAATCAACAGAGAAGTATTCTTTGATTCAATCGGATCTCCAATAAGCGTTCCTGTCGGGAGATATCCTTTTATAACATCGCTTGTAGCTCCGGTACAACCGAGCGCATTAGAAAGATAAAGGATGTTATTTACCGTATCAACAGTCGCTATGCTGGCATGAGCGCTAACCCCTGCCCCTTTTGTATAGTTCCAGATATATGCCCCTGTAGAATATAATGAGGCATCTACTACATGGAGATGAGTATTTGTCGCCAAGCTTGATGCAGACAGGGACGAAGATCCAGCCCAAACCATTTTCATTCCCTGCCCGGAAAAATTAAACGTAATGGCTCCTTCGTTGTTGACCTCCATATCGCAGGCATCAACACTTGCTCCTTGAACTCCCTGAACAAGATGATCCGATTCTACCCAAAGAGAAAATGACGGAGAGGTTGTCGTTTGTCTGTAAAAAATACTTGACAGGGTTACGACTTTAGCAGGCGCATGGGTTGCGGCAGTCGAAGCATCATATCCTCTTTCGCAACCGGTCAAAGTCGCCGCTGTGGCCGTTCTTGATGCCCTTAAAATGCCAGAGTATCGGATTTTCTCCGTATCTACTGTGACTACTCCTGTCTCCGGCATAATCCCGCCAGCAATGGTTCCAATTTCAATCGTTCCTGCAGTGGCGCCGGGATCAGTTGTAATAGCGGCGGTCGTAGTAGCATTTGTCGCTCCCTGTAATGCTCTGAACAAAGCAGAACCCTGCGGAGGAGATCCGATAGTCCCCGAAGGACGAAGATACATTGGGAGACTCCAAACAGCCGCAGGGAGAGCGTTTTGAAATCGGTTTGTCACATCCAAAGTATCTTGGACTTCTTCTGAATCAACAAATGCCGGGTTCTGATTAATTGATGCGTTTCCGACCGGGGCGATAAAGTCCAAAGTCCCAACCGGGAATTGAATTGTTCCAAAAGTGTCCTCAAGCAAAAAGAACGCTTTTTGTCTCCTTGCCAATCCTATGCTGTTTGAATTTGTACTCATTGTCCCTTTTCCTCCTTATATTAATGTTAAAAATTAATATGGCATATAATATCCATCAACTACTCCGTAGTTGACCCCGCCAGTCATGTGTAAACCGCCAAAAGCCAGATTCGCGGCAACTTTTGTCGTCGCAATATCATTTCCTGCGTCTCCTGCTTCTTTAGCTACAAAAGAAATTGTTGTTGCATCAGCTGTTGCGGCGGATGCTGTAGGATGCGCGGCGGCGGCAAAATAAGTCGTCCCACTACCAACCCCTAAGTTAACCGCATATTTTAAATTCTGTAAACTTGTCGCCGCTGATCCGCCAACAACCACGAGCCCCTCTATCTCCTTATAGGTAGTTTTAAAAGTATATGTCTTTGTGTCAAGAGTAATTGTGTCTCCAGAAGCGGCATTACCCGTAGAGGTAAGAGTTGCAGTTGCCGCAGTCCCGGAATTATAAATGCGAACATTGCATCTGACCATCTCCACCGGCTTATTGACTGCTTCAATTACAACTCCGCCAGCAGTAAAGTCAGCTTCTACAAATGTGTGAGAAGCCAAAGTCGCCCAAACATTTCCCGAAACACTCCCTTGAAGAGCAACTTCCAGACTTGCAAAAGTTCCAGAAACAACCAACTCCAGCGCATGATAAGCTCGGGGGTCTGGAAGCTTTTCTGATCCTTTTGCTCCCGCTGAAATTATCGAATCAAGTAATTTTCTCATCTCTTTTCTCCTTTAATATTAATTGTCTTAAGCTTCACCAACCCAAGCACTAAAATTAACTGAAACCATTGTATGAAAATATCCGTTGTCTTCAATCCCAAGTATGTCGGTTGTTGGTTCTTCAAAAATTACTCCTGAAATTTCTTTCCTTCTAAAAAATGATTCCAATCTCTCAGCATAACCAAGAGACTTTTTGCTCCCTGTATTAGCAAGATCAAATATTGAGACCATTAAAACGCCGGGTCTCATACCAACCCCTTGATCTCCTAATTCCGCATAAAGGGTGTCCGCCATCTTGATAAAAGGTCTTATCCAGATATTATTGGTTTCCTGGAAAGCTTGATTCGGGTAAGCAATAGGGGTAACAGGCAATGTCGCTGTAGCGGCAGATACCCATTTTGTTGCCAATTCTCCCATGATTGCTTGTCTTATCCCTTCTGGAGTCATTCTATCCCTCCTGGTTCAAACCCTTTTGCTTGTGCCGTTTTCTGGTTTAAAAAAACAGTAACTTCTCTTAAGGCAAGTCTATAAACGCCCGCCGGAGCCTGTTTACTCCAACCATTCTCAAGCCTTTCAGCATAAGGGAGATTGTTGTAAATCCAGATATTGCCATCTCCAACTTTCCATATCCATGTCGCTTCGGGAACCGGAACCTTTAATCCCTTACCTTTTTTGACGTTTTGTGCTCCTGTCACATCATTTAAGACAGGCTCAATATTGGAAATGGCATGAGATCCTCTATAAGTTCCGGTCAGAACTGGAGATCTCTTAACAATATTTCTAAACACTTTTAAAACAGTCCACCGAATTATCGCTCCCACATCCTTTTCATAAGCCTTGCCTAATTCAGTCAAGGCCTTTGAAAAATCTGCGGCTGATGCCGATATGTCATCTCTTAATTGTTCGACTGCTAAAAATTCCATTATTTCACTTCCACAATATACATTAAAATGTCTCCGCCCGGCCTCAACTCCGGAACATTTACAGGAGACCAAACTTTAGCGCCATACAATATCTTAAAATCAACTTCTGATAAAGTAGGCAATGTCAAGGCCGGTAAAATGATCCTGACATTATCGCTCCTTGATGTATTTTTATTCTCCCTTTTATTATCAGGAGAAATAATCACTCCTTTAACCGTATAATCTGTATTCGAAGGAGTGTCGGTGTCTTCAACGGGATCATAAGCCGTTGTTGGGGTCGAAACCCTTATCACCATGGAAACTCCATACTTGTCAGTAAGCTTCTTTACTGTGTTTTGTTTCGCGCCCCAGTCCATTTTTAAGTTCTCAATACGTTTGCGGTGGTTTTATTTTTAAGGAGCCCTTTTAAAAAACCCTCAATCGTCCGATAAACCGTCTTAGAAGGCTGGAGACCGGTATATTCAATTTCAATTACATCAATTTTCTCCCTTTTAATATTTGATGTAATATCTGCTTGAAGGATTCCGGGAGAAGCACTTTCCTCATAAGCCGCACGACATACAGCTTTTTTCAAACCCTTTGGAATCTCCTGATAATATATCAAATCTTCTGACGGATTAACGCCCGCTTCCTCATATATTCCGAACCTCGGCCATTCCAAAGGGTTATCATAAGACATTTTTACTCCTTTGAAATCAAACTCAGATTCAACAAAAGCCATACCCCTGAGTATTGCCGTTATCTTTTCCGTATTGCTAAGAGATGCCCAAGAAGACAAACCATGATCCACGCAAAAAGCATCTACTTCAGCCACAGTAATGTAGCTGTTTGCAGACATTGTGGCCGCTGTTCCGTCTTCAATAATTAAAGTTGCCGCCATTTAAACCCTCCTTAAACTTCTACAACTGGTAAAAGAGCATCAAGCTCATACTTCTCCGACGGGATTGAATTTCCCTCAATCCTGCAAGTTATTTTATACCCTTGATCTGCTACCCCTCCTTTGACCCATACATTGACGGAAGTTGTAGCAAGACTCGTATTTGCCAGATCTACAATACTGGAGGTGCAAGTCGCCCCGGTTGAATCATAAACAATAATGTCTGCAGTAGCGACCGAAGCTGATCCAAGAACATCAGAAAAATCAAAAGATACATAATATTCTTCGTATGGTTGTTTGGCCCTAAGTTTATTCATTGTCTCTTCCTTTTAACAACCTGCTATAGAATGATCTTTGTCCTGACGACCACTAAGATCTAATTTGGTTTCATCTTCTTAGTAGTCGTCCCGGTTTCTCTTGCAGAGTATGAATTCTTTACTGGTTGTGCCTTATCTCAATGCTGTCACAGGCTCTTTACTTTTTAAACCCGATAATTATGAGGTCTGGTTTTTAGACGATCGTTTCTTTGGCTTTGTCGGATCTACCGGAGCCTTATTTTTTTCAGGATCTACAGGAGCCTTATCTTTTTCAGGATCTACCGGCTCTTTATCTTTTTCAGGATCTACAGGAGCCTTATCTTTTTCAGGATCTACATCTTGAATCTTCTCCCCTTTTACTTTGGGAGGCTTAGGGGCTTCCTGCGGAGTCCCCGGAGGATTAGCGGTAAAATTACCTGACTTAACAGCAGTCAGCCAATCAACTTTGTGGATAAAAGAAACCTGTGTTCCGTCTGGTTTTCTATAAGCGTAAAATGGCATGATCTAATCTCCTTTTCGGTTTAAATACTTAATGTTGTTAGTTCCATATCGACATTCTTTATTTCTTCTGGCCGGGTAACCGGCTCTATCTTTACAGGGAAAGATAACTTAGCCATCTCCCTTTTAAGATCAGTCATAATGCCGTCTCTAAAATTTGGTGGTGCGTCTTTTAATGATGCGAATAAAAGCCTAAGACCGTCTCCTGCTTTACCGACATGAGCAAGTACAAGATGCATCAATATCATTGACAAAACTTCCGGCCTCATAGAGAAGACAAATTTTTGAGACTTTTTAGAAGGATCTTTTTCATACTGCTGATATATTTTGATAAAATCATTTCCAGAATGAATTACAAGATCCTTATCTCCGATCCATAAACCATATTCAAGCGCGGCCGCTGTCAAATCAAGATCTCCCGGCATTTTTTCATGCCCTCTCATCAACCAGGCATGTGCTTTCTCTTTCTCCCCGCACCTCATGTACTGCTTAACCATGGTAAAATAATGCGTTTTATTGAACATTCCGTCAGGGATCTCTCCGCGATCATAGATTTCAAAATACTTCTCCCCCCAAACAACTGCTTGATCCGGTTGATCGTTTTGAGCATGAAGCTGGCAGAGATAGAAATAAGGAAAGCCGTTTTTAAGCTCTCCCAACTCCACCTGTTTCATCAATAGAGAGTGAGTTCTCTCAAATTTCTTTTGTTTTTGTTCTGGAGACAAATCATATCCGTAATGTTTAAGATAAAAGCCCTTGCAAAAAACCGCCTTGCCTTTTACGACAGGCTGATTGTGGACTATTTCCTCATATTTGACCTGACCCCGGCGAAAAAATCTTGCTGAATTGAATTGCATCACCGCCAACCCTTTTTGTATATCTTTAACCAAAAGCGCGGCGGAGGGAAACTTATGTGGGATTGTCTTGATCCTGGTTCTTAGCTGTTTGCTACTCTCCTCAAAAACCAGCTCTTCATCAGCATCAATTATAAAAGCCCACTCTGTTTTACAATAAGAAAGTGATTGATTGCGATGAAGTGAAAAATCACTTTGCCAAGGATGATTGTAGACACGGGCGCCAAAAGACTTGGCGATGTTGATCGTATCATCTGTCGAGCCCGTGTCTACAATAATTATTTCATCTACAAAACCTTTAATCGAGTTTAAGCACCTGCCGATATTTGCCTCTTCATCTTTCACCATCATGCAGGCGGACAACAATTTCCCGGATTTCATTATCGTCACCGTCCTTTATCATAATGGTTACTTGGAGAGCCAAGCCTCAAATTCGATATCGTTATCGCTGACTGTTCCGCCGAAAGCCGCATAGCATCTCAGGTAACGGAGAACTGTTCCACCGAAATCGTTTGTAAACGGTTTGATGAAACGGCCGGTACCGATTGATGCGATGGTGCTGTCATTGCCCAAGCGGCTGTGAGCAAAAGCCGCCGCTTTCTGGCCAATTGTTAAAGAGGCAAGTTTTGCATAGGTCGTAAAAGTCGTTGTGGTAGATCCTTCCAGACAGATCTCTATTGTCTGGCAACTTGCCGCCGCCGCATAGCCCGTATGCGCGCTGATGTCGATAACGAATTTGCCTTCCGTATATCCACCACCGGTATCAAACACTTTTGCCACCCCGTCAATCGTTCCAGCGGCACTCGCGGCAATAGCGGCAGACCCAGTATCAGCAAGCTTACCAAGCATATCAATAATAACCTTCCTGTTATCTAACATTATAAAATCCTCCTTTTCAAAGTAAAATGTTTAAGTCAATATTAAAACCTTTGGCGATCCAGTCGCCGATAGTTAATTCAAAAAATTATTAAGTTGCCGTTACTGCCGAATTCCGGAGACCATAAAGCCTTGCCGCGGCTCTCGGGCGGAGAATACCAAGAGTAATATACCATTCCACCCTTGTCCGGTAAACCGGTTTGGAATCCTGTTCCTGCAGATCCCGAACATCCATCTCCGCATTTTGAAGACCAAGAACCCCATTCTCTGCAAAGGAGACGCAGTAGATAGAGGTGTTTTCGCTGGCGGAAGCGGCCGGGCCAAGTTCGTCAAATGCCAAGATATCGGAATTGTTTTCGTCTTTGTCGACAATGAGAATCGGGAGATCATTGTACCTTGTCACCCTTCGGCCGAAAGCATCCAGCTCGTAAGTGATGTATCCGCCTACAGATGAGCTTCTTGCGGCCGCAGACAGCAACCGGCGCATTGTCTTGTTCATGATAAGATGGGTAGGATCTTCGACTGCATCAATTACCTCATCAAGTTTGGTGAGCGCCAATGCCTGAGCCTGTGAAGCAGAGGTCGCACCAGAAGAGATAAGCTGATCTCCTGTGCATCTGACCTGAAGGCCATCAAAGCCTTTCGGGTCAACAAGAACTGACCCTTTAACAATCTGTTTGGTGATATTGAGTGTTAAAGCCTTGATCTTCAGATTTTCCTGTACAGCTCTTTGACCAGCACCGCCTGTTTTTACCAGGAAAACATCAACGTCAAGGTCTCCACCAGCAATTGCCAGTGACTCAATGACTTTTTCAACTTCGCCAGTGCTTTCGGTATATCCTTCATTTACTCCCCTGAAGGCTACGCCCGGGAGATTCTTCTCCCTGTCAAACTTCAAGGCATTACCGGTAATGTCCTCAAACGGAAGAAACTGCATGATGTCTGACCCTTTGGCGAAGAGTTCCATGACCGTTGCTTTCAAGACTTCATCTCTGCCTAAAGCAATTTTTGCGCTTTCTACAAGTGTTAACGCCATCTTAATCGTCCTCCTTCTTTTTTAGTGGTTGTTAAATAAAAAATCCCGGCTAAAGATAGTAATCTATTTAAAGATTAAAATCCCGCCGGGATTCCGTTTTTGTTCACCGAACTCAAACTGTTTGTTTATAAAGTTGGTTGGCTCACCGAGCCGTTATTTATCTCCTTATTGTTTTGCCTGAAGTTTAGGATCTCCATGAATCATTTTAAGTCTTTCGTTCGGGGGTATTTTACCCCACTCCACTTTTGTTGACCCGGGAATAATTTTTCTTTCACTCCCGCCAGCTCCGGAACCACCAGATCCTTCAAACAGGAAAGGGGCCGTATCTGCAAGGATATTGGCCCATTCATCAAAAGTCATTGCCGCTTTACCATCTTTACCGTATAAAAGCTTGTCTCCCTCTTTGGGAACCGGCTTGCCATCTTCCAGTCTCCATACCTTTCTGCCCCTTGATAAGATGTCTTGCATTGCATCCTTACGAACGCCGCCGACAGAGGTAACCGCTTTTGTGATCTCAGAGTCAATCAGGACAGAAGATAGTTGCTCGTTTATCTTAATCAGATCTTTATCTTTATTCTCCAAAGACTCGGTCATCTTTTTAATCTGATTCTCAAAATCGGTCTTCATCCTTGCAACTTTTTGATCAACCAGTTCGTCAAGCTTACCGGCTTCGATCATTTTTTTGTCTTCGATCTCCTGCAATTTTTTCTTCATCTTTGCAATTTCGGTAGGATCACCCATCGAAGCCATCTTTTTCTCAAGGTCTTCTTTTTCCTTCATCAGCTTGATGTTGTTTGTCCTGAACTCGTCGATCTTCTTCTTTGTCTCTGTGTCTTCTTCCGTCTGAAGATAAAATTTACCGTCGGCTCCTTTTTTATAAAGATCTCGGTTTTTCTCTTCAACGTCTTCTACTTTGTCGACAACCAATTTTAACATAAAATCTCCTCCCGGTAGGTTTGAATTAATGATGACTTATATTAACCTAAAACTTTTAAATCTCAAAGAACTTTTTCATAAATAAATAAATCTTTGCTTTTTTTACGCTTTTTTCGCGGTTCAAAAACATGAAGCATGGCCAACCAGACCTGTAAATATAATGAGCCTCGTTTTTTATCTATTAAAGAGACCTCATCTTTAAAATTGGAGTAGTTCAGTTTTTGACTCATCTCGCCAAGATAAGCACGCCATTTTTCCTCACTTATCTCCACCCGAAATTCATAATCAGTCCCGGCATGCTCTTTAATATCTTTAATAGCTCCGTCCACCCGCTCCAAAAACCAAAGCAGGTCTCTACGAGATCTGCTTCTGACTGTAACCATACCGGCTTTCTGTTGTGGCTTATGCACCACGCTAAAAAAGCCGTCTATTGTAAAAACCCACATAACGTTATTCTCCTTTCTTAGGCAAAAATCTGATTCCTTTATCGCCCGGGAATTCTTTTCTGTGATCAAAACCCATAATGATCTCGTCAGGGATGCCTTCAGGGAAAGCAGGGCAATGCCAGTTATCAAGATCATCAACAAATCTTTCGCATTCCAAACAAAGGGGCACTTCTCCTATCATAATAAAATCTCCTATCCAATTAATTCAAATTCAGCATCTGGCATCCCTAAGTCTCTTTTCATAAAATCAACTGCGTTCGCCTTTGGATACTTCTCCTGCAAATACCGTTTCCAGTCATTGTAAGCCTTTATCATGGGAATGCCGCCATTTGAATCAGCGTCCTCAATAGGGGTAATATAAAAAACCCGATCAATATCATCAGTAAACTCCCATTCCTCCGAGCTTGCCCCGGTCATTTTGCCAATGCAATGTACCGGATGAGATATCGGCTCTGCCCAACCAATGTCTACAAAATAATAAAGATCTCCGCTTTTATACAGACTGTCAACAATCCTTTTGCCACAAGCTTCTCCCTCAATTTTCAACGGTTTATCTGTAAGTCTTGCCATTACCATCTCCTTTCTAAAATAATTAACGGACTATATTTATATTATATATATAATCCGTTAACCCGTGAAAAATAAAGAGAATTATTTACGATATCTTTCAATTGCTTCTTCCTTCGTCAGAAAAACATCACTCAATTTTTTACCTCCCGGCCATTCCCGATAACCATGTTCCCGCATAATTTCTATCATCTCTTGTTTTTGAGACGGTGATGAACAGATCCATGTTTCCAAATCAGGATCAAGAACGCTTAAAGATTGTTTAAAATTTGTCTCATTACTCGATCCATTTGCCGCATTTTTTAAAGAAGCAACATTATGATTTTGTCTATGGGCCGTCACAGTCTTGCCCGTTGTCTTTCCGTAAAGATCCCGCGGGTATGATATGGCATCAACCCTTCTTAAAACCCTTGCATTCCATACAATGTCAAATTTAAAAGCTTCATCATTTGTTTTAATCCGTGTAAAAAAATAATTAGCTCCACCAGTATCTATATCTGCTACCGGAGACATGCCTCCATAATCAAAGCCTTTTCTTCCTCTTTCAACATTGGAAATCATCTCTCCTCCATTGTCAAGAAGCTGTCTAAGAAGTTCCCTTCCGCTTCCCCCTACGTCCTTGACAATTTTGTGTCCGTTTTCAAACTCCTTCCACTCCGAATCAACATAGTCCGGCCGATAATTATGAAGCTTGCCAGTTCCATATGTCTTCGTAAATCCTTCATAATTATAATTCGAACTTTTTGTTATATCAAAACCGGCATCAGACGAAATACCTTTTTTCAAAAAGTCAATCTGCTTTTCAATATCTCCAGCCCGTGGCCCTTTCTCTAATTGAGTCAAGAGAGTTTTACAAGCAGGACTATTCCTGCTATAAGCTATCTGCGAAAGGTATAATAACTCCTGATCTGCCTGACTTGCCCGTGCCATATCAAGAGACAGTTTTTCTTCTAAGACAGATAAAATCTTTTCCATTTCAGCCTTCGTCTGTCCCTGCGTTTCGGCCCTTACCAACCCACGGAAAGAAAAAGGAGTGTCGTTATTATCTGGCCAATACTTGATCTTTACTCCATCAATTACGGTTTCATAAGGCTGTCCGCTATAATGGCTCGCCATGTCCAAAACTTCTTCTGTCTGGCGGGCATAACCTTTGACCACATTTTTCGCAACCACAATCTTTGACTTAGGGGTTTTTACAAACTGGACTGAAGACTTTGCTGAGTCAAGAGCTTTTTCTACAATCGAGTCTGGAGAAGTAAAGGCGTTTTTAAAACTATTGTCTTTTGCCCATTTGTAAACCGTCCCTTCTCCACGGGAAATTGTCGTTTCCAAAACGTCCAGCCATGGCTTAAAATGGTTCTCAAGATTTTGCACATCAGAAAGACGATATTTATTTGACGCCTTGAGACTTTGTATTTCACTTTTAAATAAAGCAAGAGACTCTTTTGCCCGGGTAATATCTTTACCCCTCAAAGCATTACCCTCCCGGGAAACCATAGCAATGCCTCTCAGGGTAGTCATTATAGAATCATAAAGCTTTGTTGAATCATAAGCACCCTGCTGGGTTCCTGATAAATAAGAATTCATTTTCTCCGCTCCCTCTGCTCTTAGTTTAAATTGAGCACAGACGAGCGGCTTACCCTGAACGTTTTTCTCCGTCCAGAATAAAACCTGTTGATCTTCAACCATCTTTTTATCAGTCTTGACAGCATAACCATTGATTCTTGATTTCTCTATCGCATTAGCCTCAAATTTAGTTATTCTGTCGGTAGCCCCTGCGGGAAGTTTGGCCGGAGCCTCCATTTTAATTTCCGGGAATTCCGCCTTTATGTATTTTTTCCTGGCAATCAAAGTTTCCAAAAGTTTTGTTTTCTCCACTTCGCTTGCCGGGCCAAATTTACGAACCAGCTCTTCAATCTTAGAATCCGGAATGGAGATGACTTTTCTTGCCCCGGCTTGTAAATCCGCTTTTGTTATCTTCCCAAAGATCTTTGCCGCTTGAGGATTTTTTACTCCCCTCATAGTCTCCAATTCAAAAACGGTTTTTCCAAAATCTGTCCCTTTCGGTGTCCCTTGAGCCCTGAATCTTAATCCTCCTCCGTTGTCCATTCTTATTGCTTTTACCCCGTCCTTAATCAACATATTGTCATAATTAAGACCAACAACATCCCAGTTTGCAAGCCAAGCATCTACAACAAATCCATCATTTACTCCTGCGGTCACTACACCCTGTTTTAAGGTTTTGCCTCCATCTTTTAATAAGCCGTCAACTATTTTAGAAGCCACTCCAGTCTTACCATTGACATCAATCAGCTGAACATCAGGGACATCAACCCCTGCCGCCTGATAAAGCTTGTTGGTCAGAACTTCGTTTCTTGCAATCTCCGGATTCGAAGAAAATTTAATATAATATCTCTCTGCTGGATTGTTTATGTCGTTATAATAACCCCCGACATTCGACCCTTCCGCACTGCCATACTTAACCAGATTATCAAAATCCAATTTCTTTGCTACCGAAGAAGGGACTGGTTTCATCGTCTCCCCAAGTCCCAACTTAGCTTTGAGGAGACCAATCTTCTCGTTAACTTTAGCTTTTTGAAATTCGTCTAAGAAATCATAAGCCTGTTGCTGAGCATTCGGGATTGCTTTACCTTCTGCCGCCCATTTAACATACTTGGAAGCATGGAAACTAACCATCTTCTTAAACTTAGCATACTCCTCTTCGTTTGACAGATCATATTTTGTTGCACCAAGAATTTTGATGGAAGATCCTGCAGGTTCTGGCTCCACAGAAACTTTAGATTTTATGGGAGGTTTGACGGTCTCTGCCGGCGGTACAGGAACTTTAGTCTCTGCAATCTTTACAGTGACTTTAGGAGAGGTCACAACACCTGCAGGAACAGTCTTGCCAAATTTTGCCAGCTTCTTCTGTACTTTTCTCTTCTCCGCATCACTTAAAAAATTATAAGCCTGTTGCTGAGCATTCGGGATCGCTCCTCCAGTCTGAACCGTCTTAATGAATTTGTATGTATGAAAATTGACCATCTTCTTAAACTTCTTGGCTTGAGTCGGGTCAGATATGTCATAGTTTGTTGCGCCAAGAGTTTTGATTGTGGATTCCGGGGAGACCGCTTTTGCGATCTCCGCCATTGTCTTAAGCTCATCATTAATGATCTTGAGTTTTGCGACCGGATCTGACTCTATGGCTTTCGAGATCTTGCCAGCCTTAAGAGCTTTGTCATAAGCGATAGCCCCTTTATCGGTATTAATCAAATTCAACAGTTCCTGGTCTTTACTACTTTTTATTTTAAGGAGATCTGTATGAACTTTCTTCCACAAAGAAGGATAATCCACTTTCTCTACATTATCAGTATCAAGAAACTTGGGGAAATTGCCTTTGTATTTTTCAAGCGCCATGCCTCCAGTTGTGTTTGGATTCTGTGCCCATATTCCAATTTTTTCCTGCGCCGTTTCATAAATGTCTGTTTTAATAATGCCCTTTTTCTGCTCCCACTTAATTTCCGCTTTATTAAGGGCTCCAATTTTCTTTTCTCCCAATAAGCCACTATACTCCTCAATTAAATTCTCAACTTTATCTTTGGCAATTTTTTCCTTGTTGAGAATTTCAAAGCCTTTAATGGGTTTGCCTTCTCCGAGTTTCAAAGCCTCCTTATAATTAGAGATAAAATCTTTCGCGATATCCTTGTCTATTTCCGAATTCAGAAGAGTAGAGAGTTTGTTGAGCGGGCATAAATGGACAGCTTCCGATTCCCAACCCATCATGGCCGGACTACCCCCCGTCTTTACCCCGACATAATATCTGGTCGTCCCGGTTGTCTTTTTATAATCTCCCAAGTGAAACAAAGGTTTGCCCTCAAGGCCGGTCTCTTCGAAAACTTCTTTAATGGCGGTTACCTGGCGTGACACTCCTTGCTCAATCGTTCCTTTCGGGAAAGTATTTTGATAACCGCCAAATTGACCCTTCGGAGAACAAAGCCAAACTTTTTCAGTCTCCGCATCAATAAGAATCATGCCAGCAGATTGTTTACCAGAAGCCATAATGGGCTCGTGTATTATTCCTGTATCAGGATAAATATTTAGCTTACCATACATGGTTTTCTTGCCTTCTGCAAGCGCCGGGAAACCTCCCTCAACCGGAGTAAATATCCCTTCTGGTAGTTTCTGCTTAGGGGTAAATGTCACGACCTTGTTAGCGTCCTTAAGATCGGTCAACAAGACTTTCTCTTGCTTGGCGATTATCTCGGCCTCCGTTGTTTGCACTACCTTGGCGACAAACTGACTCGCCCCTCCCTTAGCCTTGATAATCTCGGCCGCTGTTGTCTCTTTATTAAGAAAAACAAGGTTCTTAAATACATTTTCTCCCGTGGACGCCCATTTTAGAATCTTCTCCACTAAGGCCGGATCTTTTTTCGTAACTATATCTCCAACTGTCCTTGCGAGCAAACGCGGGTGTTCAGCGTTTAGATATTCCTCCCACGCTTCTGCAAAGAACTCCTTTCTGCTTTTGGTGGCATATTTTGACACTCCTGTCTGGATATCAATCTTTTTAAGACTCAGCTTAAGTTTACGGAGAGCTTTTGGTTCTTTCGTTGTCAAGGAATGACCCAGCTCGTGATCCAGCGTTGACTTTAAAGAGTAGTTGGCAAAAGACGGACAATGAAACTTGCTACTCATACAATTCTTGCCGGCAGTCGCCATTTTTTGAACATTAAATGCATATTTTGAATTGATTGCAATTTTATTGTTAGCCGGAGTAAACGAGCCAATCCAATTTGCTTGAGATTGAGACAACTCTTTTATAATGATCTCCGGCCACTGCTTGCCTTTACTAAACATCCCGACATGTTGTTTAAGGGAGGCATATAATTGATTCAGATGAGGTCTCGGTAATTTCGCCGCAATTTGTGGATCAAAAAAATTATTTTTAATTTTAAGTTTTTCAAAGGCGAGTTTTAATTGTTCATAAGTCATCGCCTCCGCTTCTTGTATCAGCTTTATCACCTGTTCCGAAGATTGTTTGGCCAAAGACCAGGAGCCGTAGACTGAATCTCCCTGCTGACTAAGTTCGCCAACCTTTTTATTAAAATCTGCCACCCCCTCAGCCTGAGAAGCAAGATTCTTTAATTGATCTTCAAGGACAAGTTCCTTTTTTGCCACAAGATCTCCGAAAGCCGCCTGAAGTTCTTTAAGAGTAAGAGGGTTTGCGCGATTGTCTACCAGATCAGTCATGTCCAGATTATTTTCAAACCAAAGCTTCCACTTGCCCGGGCCAAGAATTGCCTGTTGTTCTTTAATGGGTAGGATTTTTAACCATCCGTTATAATCAAGATCTCCCGCTACCTGACCATTCATTGATGCTCTCTGCTCGCCCGGCAGATCATTGACTTCGGCTATCGCCTGTTTACTTAGGGGAGACTTAATTCCAACAAGCTCTTCAAAAGACTTTAGCAAAGGCATCATGCTTGATCTGCAATTAAAATGGAAAGGAGGGCCGGGAGGCAAAAGCATTTCATGTCCTATTGGCCTGCCTTCCATATCATAAGCCTTGCCGTCCAAAGCTCTACATGTAGGAGTGGTCTTGCCATCTAATGTCGCTATGACCTGAACCCCTGCCAAGACATCAGCATTTGCTTTATAGGTCTCCATCCTTACATTATTGGCAACCTGCATTACCGAAGTCCTTACCAAACTGGCGGCGGCTCGTCTTGTGATATTCATAATTCCAGGTTTTGTCGCCGTCCCTTTTATCCGATTAATCAACTCTCCCACAGACTCTCCCTGAACCATACCAATCTGAAGAGCCTGTGTCCCGGCAATCATCTGTCCCTGAAGAAGACTTTTAGTATCGGCGCTTTGCTTATCCCACCAGTCTCCAATCAATTTGCCATCAATAAGAGTATTTTCAAGGATGCTCTTTACGTTTTTAGGATCAAGAGTAACCTCAAACAGATTCGCTCCAATGGCGGCATTGGTTTTTTGAACAACATTGGAAGCTTGGGCTTTGGCTACTGCGGAGAGATCTTGTTTAACGGAATCTTTTATTTCGGAAAAACGGGAATCGACAATAGAGGAGATATCGGCATTCAGTTTTTCAAGGCGATCAGCTCTCCACTTTGTCATTACGGGGCCAGTCGGATCATTCTTGGCAATTGCCCCTACAACATCCGCTTGCGTCTTTTTTAAAAGCGATTCAACCCTGTTTGCCAAACCAATAGAATATTTATCAAGCTGAACCTGGTCTTTGACTACTGAGTTAAAAAGCTTTTCAGGAATTTTATCAGGCATTAGTTGATTCCCTTATTCTTTTTTATTGATTATCAAACATGGTGTTCTGGAAGGCTGGTGGATTCTCCTGAATCTTTATCTTCTCCGCTTCAATTGAACCACCGGCTAATGATCTGCCCCCTGACTGCAGGTTTAAAAGAAAGGTGTCCAAAGAGATCGTATTTGCTTGATACGCCTGTAAAAGAGCGGCAATCTCTTGAGCGGATAGTTTTGAAGAGACAAACTCATTGTTCAATCTGACAGTAACGTTTTCTTCTTTGGATCTCCACAAATTAACATATCGGATAGCTTTTGTAATTCCAAGCTCAACTGAGTTAACAATATTTGAAAGGGTTGCAGTATCTCCGGAATATCTCATCACTACTGTCTCTGCCGCCTCTGATGCTTTCTTTTGCTCTTCCAACATTCTGGCGCCAAGGATGGACATTTGTCTCTCAAGTTTGTCAAGAGCCTTTTCAACGGCCTGAAGTCCCTGTCCTGTAAACTCCAAAAAACCAGCCGTAGCTTGAGGATTTTCAGAGACCCAAGCCTTCATAGCTCCGAGATATAACTCGGTTGTTGTCGGGAATCCAGCCGCCCAAGGTGTTGGTATGGCGCAATAATGGAGACCATGAAAATAATCGACGTTGACCTGCCAATGTTTGATGTTAATATTTACCAGGTCAATCAAAGGCGGTTGATCCGGTATCGGAGAATTGCTGATCGCCCCAAAGAAAACAAAAGGAATATCAGTCAATCGCTTGCCTCTGATCTGCGGCTTAATATCATCTCCCACCTGAACCCATGCTTTATCTTTTTTTTCTCCACGCTCTTCATATAATCGGACAACCAGAAACCCGTCTTGTTCAATAGATAAAACGCGAACTCTCACCTTTGAAACAGTAGCAAATTGATTATCAACAGCATCTTCCGCAATTTCTTCCGCCAAAGAAAGCATCATTAATTTATCTTCTGCTCCAATGCGGAGAGTTTTAAAATTCAATATTGTCGCCGCTTCATACATGGCAAAATAAGGAGTCGCAGGAGATCCTATTATCTCAGGAGGGCAATCAATCAAAATACCAAAATAACCAAACTCAAGAACATTTTGAACTGCTTGCCGACAAACCTCCATTACTGATTCTCCAGACAAAGTAATGTCTTTCAGGAATTCCAACGTCTCGGTGGAGCAGTCTATTTTCGGACTCTTTTGCATTACCGCTCCGGTCAAGCCCCCAACAGTACGGGAGAATGCATTAAAAAAAGAGCCCCTTGCCAAATAAGCTTTATATTCATTAGGAGTCTGTCCGGAGAGTTTCGGTAAATACAACTCTCCTGCCGCCTTAATTGCAGACTCCCCCTTTTTAAGAGTGTCGATCCTTAACCATTCAGAGAGATAATGTTGATACCACCGCCCTTTAGTATCTGGTTGTATAACAGCCATGTGACTTCTCCTTTCTGTTTATTCTTATTTGTTTTTATTGCTTATCTCTCCCCGGTTATCCAAAGCAATTTCAGCGGCTTTTAAAGAAGCCACATTTAACTCCAGCGTCACTTTATATGATAAATAATCTCCGGAAACATTTGTTTTTCTTAACCCTCCAACCAATTTACTCATCAGCGGATAGATATCTATTCCCTTTTGTAAACACCAAGACTCATCAAGCTCTCCTGATATCCATATAACACGAATCAATGGATTAATCTTCGCAAGCCTTTGTATCCATTCCTTCAACAAGCTCGCATCAATATCGTTACTATAATCGGAGAGTATTATGGCGTCGTAAAAATCATCAACCAAGGATATACTAATATGAACTCCCATTTTTTCAAAGAACTTTCTCGTCTTAAAACCAATAAGGCGGGAGGAAAGAAGAAAAAAGCGATCTCTCCAAACAGAAAGACCCGCTTCAAAGCAAACTTTCATTATCTTAAAACCAATTGAATCCAAAATACCAATACCTGCCTCATCAGTTTCGACAAATCTAATTTGCCGCTTGTCACAATAAAGCAGGTCAACATCTCCGTCCCTGACCTGACTCTTCATCATCATTAAAGCAATCACCGCCGAAGGTTTCATTATATCAATATCAAGACGGGTAATGGGTCTCACATTACCTGAGTTCGTTATTATGTCTGCCGCCCGTATAAAGTCTCTGATAGAGGTTTGTATTATTCCATCCTGACTCAAACAGGGCTGACTAAAAGACAAAGGACTATAAGCATAAACTTCTTCAGCTCCTGCCATCTTGGCCATGACTGCCGTATAGTAATAATTGCCTGTTGCGTATTCAGTAAAGATGATCCTGTCTCTCAAATTCAAAGAATACTTGTCTATCAAGCAGGAAATATATTGCCGAATCCGGCTGTCCTTTCTGCTTGATAGACCACAAGGGAGTATTTTATAATCCATAAACACCCGCTATCCTGCTCAGTTTTTTAAACGGAAAGTTTAGAGACATTACATCAAGCAGATAGTTTCTCGCTCCATATTTGGAGACCTGATAAAATTTGCGAACTGTTGAAAGATCTCTTGTCTGTTTATATTCGGCCTTAAAAGCAAGATATTGCTCCCACGAACATGTATTAAGAGCAATGTGTATCGGGTGAAAACAAAGAATCTTTAATCCTTCCTCATCCAAACTCGGAAGCTTCCATTCGGGAGAATTTATCATCTCTCCGTCGTCTGACCAAACATAAGGCATCTTTATCAGCTTTTTACCCTCCGGGAACCTTATCACAAACGGTTCAACCTGCTTTGCCCCGAAAAGACATATGGAACTATCAATTGTCAGATTATATAGAGGAAACATCCTTGCAATTGAAGAGGAATATACCATTGCGTGAGTCCTGACCGATCTTGCTTTCGGACAAATCTTTGTCAAATAATTCATCACGCCCACAGGGGTTTGTCCTTGAGTCGATCCCTGTAAAAAATTCGGGTGTAATCCTACCTCAATTAGTTTATTATCCATCAATTCAACAACAGCGGGACTATAGTGAGTGATAAACCAAGTACTCTTGATTTTTGCCTCTTTTACAATCTCTAAAGTTTCACTGATAATCCCGCTCTCTGCCCAGTCGACATCAAAAGTAATCGCAACTTCATTCATTTTAGATTTTTCTCCATTTCATATTTATAATCTTGCAATGCCTCCCGGTACGAATATTTCGGCTTCCAGTTTAATGCCGCCCAAGCATCAACCCGGTCAAAGATCTGCCCCTTCTTTCTCACCTCCTCTATATCAGGTCTGTAGATCAATCTGGACTTATTATCTGCGGGAGAAAACACTTCAATAATCTCCTTTGCTTCTTCTTCGATTGTGTATCCTATACCAGAACCGATATTAAGCAACTTATATTCCTTTGTTCTGGTATTTATTGCATCTATAATGGCGTAGCAGACATCCTTGACATAAATAATGTCTCTTCTTGTCTTTGGCGGATTGCCCCATATTTCAATGTCCTCTCCTTTTATCGCCTTCTGAATAAATTGATGGAAGACACAATTATACTTCGCATCTTTACTCCCGTAACCTCTTATGTTTGACAGGCGTAAGGTATATGCCTGGAGAAAAGCCCCGGCCCGATAATAAGCCTCAAGCATTAATTGCCCGGCAATCTTGGAAGTGATAAAAGGGATCGAATTGTGTTCCCAGCTCCCCGTCTTAAAATTCACAGGATCATTTGAGCTGATTACTCCATCCGTCCCGTTTAGATCTGAATGCGTCATGGTATAGATAAATTTTTTCACTCCATGATAGCGACAAAATTCCAAAACATTTAAAGTCCCGAGACTATTAACTCTAAAATACTCCGTAGCTTGATGTCCGTCTATCATCAACAATGCGGCCAGATGAACTACGGCATCAATCTCAACCCCTTTTAAAGCTTTAAAGGCCGCATTATTGATGCCGGTAATATCAAAGTTTGGATTCAAAACGATTGGTTGATGCCCAGTCTCTTTTAAAAGTCTGACCAGATATCTGCCGACAAAGCCTCTGCCCCCGGTAATTAAAACATTCATTTCGTCTCCTTTAAAACCGTAAAAGTATTATTAAGTCTCTCCTCTTCTAATTCAATTAGAAGATTCACCTTTCTTATTATCTCGTTTATCTTGCTCTCCAGCGGAAAAATAGAAGGATTGTGATCATAAGCTGTAGATAATTGTTTTATGAGTTCAAGACCGATCACCGTCGTTTTCATTTTGACTCCTTTCACCCGCAAGGATTATGCCCTTTCGGTCTCGGCGGATCTGGTGGGCCAGGTGGGTAACTATATGTCTGTTTTTGGCTCAGATGTAAATCAAGAAGATATTTTGACATTGATTTTTTCTTAATAATTGCTGAGTTTTTTATGTCGTTCTTCTCTGCTTTTGTCACATAAACCGTTATCGTTGCTTGTGTGTGCGTCATTTTGACTCCTTATAAGATCCGGCCACAACTACTGCATTATATAAAGACAAAAACCTTTCAAACTCACTATCAGACGGTAGGCGATTCCCTTTTTCTTCATTATTACATCTTTGACAGGCCAATACAGCATTGCCCAAAAGACTTCTGTTTCTCCAGGAGATAGACTTAGCAAAAAAATGATCCCTTGTAACCCCATTCTGGAGAGTCATCCTTGCCCCGCAATAAAAGCACTCTCCCTTCTGTGCATGATATAGTTCAAGGAGTTTGGGAAAGTCCAGCTCCAAAGTAATCTGTGCACCTCCCGTATCAAGAACTCTTCTCCGCCTTAATCCTTTACCTTTTACAGCCCCGCCAACAAGTTTCTGATAGCCCATTGCAGAAAGTTTTTTTGTATTAGTTCCCAGTTCCTGACGCCTCCTTCAGTCTTTTCATTCTTTCATCCCAAAAGGTTATAAATAAGCGAATCCTATCTTGTTTATCCGGTATCACAGCACTCTGTTTCATTTGCTCCGTTGCATATCTCCAACATTCAAAATGCATAGCGTTCTCGCAAAAAATAATGTTGATCTTCGGCATGCCAGGAATATGGACGTTAAACCCCTGGTAATCCTGTCTCAATCCACAAGGCGAAAGCTCTGTCCCTGTTTTGATAAAATACTTTTCCAGTTTTAAACCATCCTCCTGCATCAAAACAATATCAATATCGCTATCTGCAGATAACGGCCCATAAACAGAAGTCCCGGTTAACAAAAATTTCATCTTATCTCCTTTCTTTTAATATGATCATTTAACCCCACGCTTTTGTAAAGGCAATACAACGACGAATAGTCGGATCATCTCTGTTCTCATCCGCAGTGCTTGGATTAAGCCCGATAAACATCACATATCCCTTGTAGTCAGGGGCAAATAATCCACCCCACTTGCGCCACAAACTATATCTATACTCCCGACATGGGCTGAAGATTGCAGATCCTTGCATTATCTACCCCCTTGTTTTCACACGATCATTCAAAAGATCATAAGGGAGTACAAAGAAAAACGGATATTCCGCCCACAACTCTTCTTTGGGAATATCCAAAAGATTGTCATCATAAAGAGTAGTAAAATAATTATATTGACATTCAACTCCCCCGAAATTCTTCTTGAAATGATATACTCCAGGCATTGTCTCTTTATTTGTCCCTCCCCAGTTCCACCAGCGATAACCTTTCTCAGTAGCATCTTTCATTGCCGTCATTATGCAAGCATTCATAGCACAAGAATGTCTATATTCGACATCAATCACCGGGATACAATAGTCAACAGTCTTGTTAAAGTATTTGAGGAGTAAAGCGGCCTGTGGTTTTGAATCTTCCGGAGTAGCGGCGACAAAAATATTTATATCTTTGCCAAAATCCCATGTCTTAAAAAGATCAAACTCCTTATCTTTCGAAGGAGCCCCCAGCCTTATCATGTTTTCCTGGTGTTTTAATCTTGTCCATTCTATGACAGAATTCCTTTGTATATCAGTCATATAATCACAGGAAAATATCTCCGTCTCCTTATATCCTTTTCTGATCTGATTTCTTGTCTTTGAATCGAAAAGATTAAAAAGATCTGATTCAAGATTTTTGCTATACTCCGGCAAAGGAGTCATCATGCCCGTTCTCGAATTAATAATAAGCCGCCGATCTGAACGATTACGGGAATAATAAGAGAAATAATCAGACATGGGCTCAAACGGTCTGGTTACAATAGTCGAAGAAGCACAACCCAGCCATTCAGCCGTCTTATTAAAAGCGTCCAGAAGCAAATAAAAAACACCATGATTGTCGGAGAGTACTCCCGGGTTAGACCCATACCAAGGCATGCTATTTAAGACCGACCCATATTTACCCTTGCATACAAAAGAAGGGAGCACTCCGCAGATCCGATCTTTATCGTCCATAACCATAAAATAAAAAGGGATAATCTCCGGCACCGGCATTAAAGATATGATAAAATTACAAAACAACAAAGAGGAAGAAAAAAGAGCATGATCTTGTCTCCCCACATATTCCTTATACTGATCAGTCAATAATGAATTCAACATTACAATTCTCATAAGCCTTTACTCCTTTCTCAAAAGCTTCTCCTGTCTAATTTGTTTTGCTTTGGATCTGTAAGCAGACAAATCTTTGCCCTTCTTGCTGAGTTTTTTGATCAACTTCTTTCTTTTGTCTCTTGCATAGCTCATTTTTTTTCTCCTTTTTTAGCCTTTGGGCCACTTTGATTTTTACTTCTCCCGGCAAAGCCGCAAAATCATAACATACATCACCAACATAACAACGTGCCAATAGACAACATCCGTCTCCGAAATTAACAAGCAAGGGGAGACCACACTTAGATTCTTCTCCCTGCCAAGACAAGGCAGAACAGATACCAGGCACTCTGCCAAAAACCATTATCGAAGAAATACATTGTTCGGTCAAACAACAAAATCCGCATCTGCAACAGGGGTGTGGGAATAGCACGCTCATTTTAGCCTCTTTTCATTTTAAACCAGTCAATAGTCTCCCGTAATCCTGCTTCCATTCCTATCACATGTTCAAAATCCAGAAGATCTTTTGCCTTTAATGTATTTGCGATATGTCTTCTAACATCACCAGGTCTTTCCGGGGCAAAAATAATCGAATGAGATCCCTTCATCAAAACCACAATCTTCTCCACCAGCCAAGCAATACTGATATCATGCCCTGACGCAACATTAATCACTTCTCCTGGTAAATCCTGCTCTCCTAATAAAACAGCCGCGCGGGCAGTATCACAAACGTGAATATAATCTCTCGTCTGTTTACCGTCTCCATATATTATAGGAGGTAATCCATCAAGGATTCTATTAATAGTCAAAGGGATCACCCCCGCATAACCTGCGGCATTTTGTCTCGGCCCATAATTATTAAACGGACGGACAATTGAAATATTACATCCGAAAGTCTTCCAATAAGAAAGGCAAATCATATCTCCTGCGGCTTTACTTGCGGCATAAGGAGTCGAAGGCTCTATTGGATGGCTCTCGCACATGGGAGAATACTGAGCAGATCCATAAACTTCGGAAGATGAAAAATGAATCAATCTTTTATAAAAACCACACCGGAGTTCTTCACAAAGGATCTGAACCAACAAAATATTGTCGGAAATATTCTTGAAAGGATATTCCAAAGAATGAGGTAAAGGGAGAACGGCCAGATTATAAACAAGATCAATCTTATCATGAGTCAATATAAACCGAAGTCTCTCCTTTTCATAAATTGGATCTAATTCAATAAAGACTGCCGAGCGATTAACATTTTGTCTCTGCCCTAAAAACAAATTATCAATCACTATAACCCGGTTTTCTTCTTCAATAAGAGCATCAACCAGATGGCTCCCTATAAAACCGGCTCCGCCAATCACAAGAATTCTTTTCTTACTCATTCGACAAAATCTCCTTTATTTAAAGATAGACTTACCGGTTGCAATCGTTTATTAAAAGTTAAACATGACAAATAAAGCCTCCCCGTAAAAAAGATCTTAATCCTCTCCGGCCAAGATAACTTCCAACAACTTGTTACCTGACCGTCTTCTTTTTTATGAACAGGTAAAGGGTAATATTCCGGTTGTCCTTCGCCGTAGGTCACATTCTGCTCCTTAAAGGGAATCGGCTTCATAATCATCTCCTCATCTTTGTTATCTGATTATATTATATACGAATTTAAAAATGATGAACAAATTAATATACTCTGCCCTGCTCATCAGTAAAGTGGTGGAAAGATCCTTCTCCAAGGAAAGTTGCATCAAGATCTAAGGGAAGCGTAGCGGGGTCTTCCATAAGCTGTTCAAAAGTAATAAGCTCGGTATACTCAACCATCCGTCCGTTAGTAAGTTTGGCAAAAGTCCTGTCATTACCAAGTTCTCTTGCCTTGCCATATTGCTTCTTCGAAAAATACAATTTGCCAGACAAGCTGGCTTCTGTTTCGTGCTTCATTTTTATTCTCCCCCCGATTAAAGTTAAAGTGTGGGGCAGGATTCTACCTACCTGCTCCCACACTTGTTTCTGAGCGGGCAATCCTCATTAACCGCTCATACTCTTTTATAAAATTATTATTTCCTCCACTGTTGCAAAAGATTAAGTCCTGGAAATATTGGAAGTGATATTGTCTGTTCAGACCAAAGCCATGACAAATTACAACCGCCAACAATTCTACTTCTCCCACAGAATACCGGTTGAAGATGGCAGGCAAAAGTCCCGACCCCGGTTTCAAAACCCTTGTCAAGAAAATATCCAACTACCCTTGCTCTCTGAGACGAAGAACAAATACTCCTGACATATGATTGATAAACAGGATTCATATAAGAAGGGGTTTCTTCTTGCGGCCAAAGGACTCTATTTAAAAAAGAGTCTCCCTTAATAATTGCATCCCAGCGCCGTTTCTCCTGTTTTCTTAAACCTATTATCTCATCAAGTTTGGATAACTGAACCAAACCAATAGCCGCTTGGATATCAGACATCTTAAAATTAAAACCCATGTTTGTGAAGAGCGGAGGCTTTATTCTCTTAAATGCCCTTTCAACTCCAAAGCAAGATTCTCTCCTGATTATTCTGGCCAGGTCGTCATCGTCTGTTATAACAATCCCTCCCTCTCCTGTCGTTATGATTTTACGAGCATGTAAAGAGAAACAACCAATATCTCCAAAAGTCCCTACCTTGCGATTAAAAATAGACGCTCCCAAAGCACAGGCGGCATCCTCTATCACTTTCAGATTATAATAGTTTGCGATCTCCATTATCAAAACCATTTCGCAAGGTCTGCCAAATTGATGAACGGGCATTATCGCTTTGGTCTTATCCGTAATCGCCTCCGTAATTTGATCCGAAACAATATTATAATCTCTGCCAACATCAACAAAAACAGGAATCGCCCCTACCTGTAAAATAGACAAAGCCGTTGCCGGGAAAGTAAAAGAAGGAACAATCACTTCATCTCCTTCACCAATACCCAAAGCCCTCAAAGACAAATAAAGGGCGGCAGTACAAGAAGAAAGAGCAATGGCGTGTTTGACCTTAAGGATCTTTTCGATCTCCTTTTCAAACTCCTCACATTTCGGCCCCTGAGCCAACCAGCCAGATGCCGCGACCTTGGAAATCTCCTGTAGTTCCCGATCATCATAATACGGTTTTGTTAATGGTATCAAAGTTTATTCTCCTTTCAAGATTTCAATAAAATCTTGCCGCTCTATCTTATCATTCAAACTTTCCAAATCTCCATCATTGAAAACAACAATCTTTTCTTTGATCCTGCTCATTTCCGTCTCGCTTCTATGAACACTGGTCGAGATCATAGAAGGTCTGATAACGCGAATTATAACTCCTCCTCTATTTGAAATAAAATTAGCCTCATTCAAAAATCTAACATCATGGATTATAATCAGTCCCCCTTTGTGGGAACCAACTAACTCATCCATCTTTTTTACCCAAAAGTCCTGGTCAATTTGATCTCTTACGATCTCTGTACCGATCTTCTGCATCATCAAACGGGAGAAATCAGTCTTCTTTTCCCATAATTCTTCTCTTGTACAAAGACCAGCTTTGAAAATCATCTCCTTTAATAAATCACTGAAAGCCAGTAAAACCGCAAAAGGATGTTTCTCTTTTATAAAACCTGCCACAGTTGTCTTACCCGCCTGTAACTTGCCCGTTATCCCTATCAACATGACTATAATCTCCCTGTTCTTAATTTCGCCAAACTCTCCACATAACCATAAATATGTAATCCTTTTGAAGAAGCGCAAATTGGGCCCGGCGCCACTCCTATCTCATCAGCCATATACTTTTGTAAAACTGCTATCGCGGCAAGATTCGCCGGGAATCCACCCCACAAATCCCATGAACGAAAATACGGATAAAAAATAAGTTCTCCCTCTTTTATTCTCATGTCAATAAGACAGAGACATGGAGGATCTCCCAAGAGACAGTCAGAAGGTTGACAAATTCTCAAAACAGCCTGGTTGGTATTCGGGGTCTCTCTTAATAATTTGATAAAACATTCTCTCTGACTGATATTTATATTAAACCAATGTCCCTTTTTAAGAGTCCGCATTCCTGTATCAACTTTACCTATTCTGCTCCCATAAGTATATTGCTCTTTTTCATCTACAACTTCAGTCATAAGATATGGGAGATATTGTTCGATATAACCCTTCGCCACCGGGTTAGGAATTCCAAGGTGAGCAGGTATCTCCGGCAACATAAGATCGTAAGGCTCCCGATACGGTTTTTTAATCAAGATGGTTATCCAGTCAAATTCCAAACGGGTCTGGCCGACATAAGATCCTTGCTGAACAATATATTTGTTACCATTTTCTAAAACCGAATCTACGCATTGAAACCAAGCATCTGGAATATCCACCGCCTCTATAGCAATCCTTTTAAAATTCATAAAAACCCCTTTAAATTATGTATGTTTCTCATTGGGAGACCTGCAATCTGTTTAGCCAATTTTCTTCGTTGGCTTTGCCAATTCCAAGCCTTAGGAGATTTTGCCAATGTCTCCCAAAGCATATAAATTTCAGGTTTGAAATTCTTCGTAAAACAACAGCCAGCTCCTCCTGGCCACTCAATAATACATTTACCAGCACAAAAGGCATAAGTATCATCATAGCCAACAAGAATTCCTTGCTGTTTAAGATATTCGCAGGCGGCACAATTAAATTCAAAGCGCGGTAAATTACCACCATTTATTTCAAGTTCCGGCCAATCCTCCTTATCTGCTTTCGGGGACTTCGCCTTCGAAAGCCACAACCACCAACGAACACAAATATCATATGCCTCCTGTCTTGTCAATTCCATGATCGCTCTCCTTCGTCCCTATTATTAAAGATCTCTTTTTGCGGTAGTAAGATATGACATAATCAATCTCTTTGCCAATTGTCCACTTTGCAATGGGAGCGGCGGCAATCACTCTGCCTTCATTCTCCAGTATCCCAAAACACGCATAACCCATATCAATCTGATAGACCTTCATTATCTATGTGTTTCAATTTTAGCGCTTGGATTACTCCTGCAGGCTTCAAGATACTTCTCCACAAAGGATACAAGATCTTTATAAGCTCCCCACCCGTTAGGAGTATCAAACTTCATAAACTTGGCAGGATTTTCCCTGAGTCTCTTAAGCCCATCTTCAAGGGGTTTAATTAATTGGGAGGCTTTTTTGATCTCAATCGTTTCCGGTTGCCAGAGTTGATTATAAATTCCAGCTTCGACCGCCATTCCTCCTAAGTTATGAGTGATATTGTATCGAAAAATATCCGTTAGTCTCTCTTCAACCAGATATACAGTAAGCGACATAGTTTCTCCCTTTCAATCAGGCCATAAATGACAGCCATGGCAATCGTCTTTATCTCCGGCGCAAATACATTTGCTTTCAGATTCTTCCGGAGTCATCGCCCCGCATTCCTGACAAGGAGGTTTAGTCAAGTCAGGCTCGAAATCCTTACAATGCCTATTACAGGTGTGAATGGTGGGGTTATATTGACAATGGCCAAAATGTCTGCAAGTTCTCTCTCCCCAACTCATTTACTTTCTCCTGTCCGCTATATTATATAAGAAACAAAATTTATCTGGTTATTTTATCGACGTATCACCTATTCTCAACAACAAGTTTAGAATATAAAGCTCCTGACATAATCCAAGAAACAATAGCCGCTTCGTCTGGACGTAAAAGAATAATTGTTGCGGTCTCTCCATCCTTTATCATCTTAAGATAAATTGTATCTTCTTTAGCCGGAGCATTTTCGACAAAACCAGCCGAAAAAACACAATTATTTCCTGAATAGACATGACGGATAACTTCGGTATAAATTATACCCTCTTCTTGACAAACCACTTCTTTGCCTTCGGGACTTTGATTTTTTAAAGGAGTAATAGGTTTATGGGCGGGCTGTGACGCGATTACATAATCAATAGCGGATTTCATAAATTCGGATATTTTCTTTTTCATTAATCTTGCCTGGTTTTATCTGAACACTTATCTACACCCAACCATCTCATTGAAGCTCCGACCACCAATGATCCTGCAGGGACATCTTTGGAGACGGCAGTCCCGGCTCCGACCATTGCTCCCTCCCCTATAGTAACACCGGGACAAATAACACAACCCGCTCCAATAGAAGCATTCTTTTTCACTAAAGTCTTCAGCCAATCCTTCTTATGACTTGGAGGATATTTATCATTAGTAAAGACGCAACCCGGGCCAATAAAAACATCGTCTTCTATGGTTATCCCTTCGGGTATGAAAGTAAAAGCGCCGATCCTGACCCGATCTCCTATCTTTACTCCCGGGCCGATTTCAACAAAAGAGCCAATATTGCAACCTGAACCAATTATGCAGTCACCATAAATATTGACAAGCTGTGGATTCCAGATCTTAGTTCCCAGTCCAATTACAACGTCTTTAGCTACAAGCATGCTTACTCCTTTTAATTTTAGTAGAATCAAACTTTTCTTTTCTTGCTTTTACAGCATCTGGATGATGTTGTCTACAAAAACCATCTTTAACTTCATGCCTACTACATCTATAAGGCATTGCCCATCCTTTACACATATATTTACATCTTTCTTTACCATAATTCTTATGGGGCATTTTTATTCTAACCATTTAATTTTAGTAGAATCAAACTTTTCATTTTTAAATCTTGAAAAATATCCGGGAGATTCTTGAAAAGTAATTGCTCGACCCACTCTTTCATTTAATTCTTTAGAAGTAGTCTTTTTAACAATACCAAAATAAGTAAATTCAAACATTCCAAAATATCTATTTTCATTCCTTTGCTCAAAATCAAATACTTCAACTAAAACATATTGCTTGTTTTTTCTCTCCTGTGTAGAAATAACAACTAAATCTCCAGGCTTATACATAGGAATATTATCTATTCTTTTGTCTTTTTTGTCCTTTTTATCTCTTCTTTTTTTTCTCTGCTGGTAATCTTCTGTCGCTCTTTGTCTAACATCAGCAAAGGATACTTCTCTATTTATAGAAAGACCTAATGTTTTATCTGTTGTCGGTGATTTCTGCATATCTATTCCTTTTTCTATTATATAAAAAACAAAAAAAGACTGTAATTTAATCGCTACATCACTCGCATATCAGGACTTTCTTCTTTTTCTTCATCTCCCTTAATGCCACAAGGGCTTCTTCGTCGAGATATAATTCCGCCGTATGATCCTTGCCAATGCCAACCAATACGCATTTATGACGACTGACAAACTCAATCTTGCTCGGCGCCGGGCTCAATGTC